ATAACTAACAACCTATAATATCATACTATAACCTAACTATGTTTAAATGGGGTGGATGGGGGGTGGGGCTTGATTGATGTCATGATTTGTTGATGTCATGCAATCCCGCACAATCAATTGATTTTATTGGATATATTCATTGTTGACAACATGATGTTATCATGATATCATGATTTCAACAATTGAATCATCCAACAAACAATCAACTGGAGGCTCTATAAGATGAACAAACAAACTTACAATGGCTACACTAATGGCAGGAGAGATAAAAAGACCTTGCTAAAAGTACCAATTCAAACCACCATAGATGTTAAACTTCTTGCACAAGCATATAGTGCAATGAAATCTAATGGCACACCTCCACACTCGAAGAGTGGTATTTTGGAGATGGCTTTCAATTACTATATGCAATTTGAAGGATGCAAAGGTCGCTATTTTGATGAAAGCGAGGCCCTTGCATATCTGGATAATGAAAGGTTGGGGATTACTATTGACAACAAAAGGCATAAAAGAGCAGTAGATATGTTTGTGATAGATAATCCAAACAGAACTTTCGGCTTAGCATATCCAGATCAGAATGATTGTAACAGGAATATTTCAAGTGAAGAAGGAGTGCTAAGGCAAGAAGCTATGAGAATGGCTCAAGAGTGTGATAGAATTTACAGAGAATCACTGAAACAACTAGAGCCACAAGTGGTAACGGATAGCATCTTCGGCGCTAATGATCCAAAGCCACCACTGAGTGAAGATGACCGCATAAAGTGGAAACAGGCAAAGGGAATTGAGATCTTTCCTGATGACATCACGCCAGAAGACATCAGCAATTACAACAACTATGTCCAAGATTGCAAATCAAAGGGAATCAGTGCTGCCAGAATAAGTGACTTTTTGTCTGGCAATGTTAAGATCGCCTTGTAGCGAGCAGGGCGAGCAAGTTATTGTGGCTTTAACCGTGAGCAAGGAGGTCAGATAGCGATAATAACTTTGGTAATAACAACTATGTTTATTTTTTAAACAAAGGAGGCCAAACATGACTCTAAAACAATGGTGTGAAGAAGAGCTCGAGATTCCCGCTGATAATAGTGTGGAAAAATGGATAGAGATTCTGGATTATCTTATCAAAAACCCTGAATGGCATGGAGAGAGTGATTATGAACTTTGATATTGGAATACAACTCACTGATGGAAAGATAATAACAGTTTCTTGTGACTCAGATGATAGCAAGGCTGTTGAAGAAGCAGTTGCTAATACATTAAAATCAAATAACCTTGATATGTCACAAATAGAATTAATTGATGTCTTTGAAAGGATTTAATTATGGATACAGACGAGATTAAAACTATGTTCATTGACATCCTTGGCGGCGCAAAGATCCTTGCCATTATGTCAGAATCAGATCAAGCACTGATTGATCTTATCAAAATCACAAGCATGAAATTATCTGAATTATCTAAATCTGGAGGAATCAAAGAATGATCCATAACTTTGAATACCACGCTCCCTGCATCGCCGAGCAACTTGGCGCTGATTACTATGTCGGCCAGATCTTCTGGCGAGAGTTCAAAAACGAGATGATTACAAGCGCAATTATTCTAACATCAATTGCCCTGTGTATTCTATTCTCATAAAATGGAGGCTAAAATGAAACGAGAGGAAGTTAGAAAGCTCTGTACAGATTATAATAGCATGATGTACAAAAGATGTCTGAAAGACAGAGCATTCTATGATTTCAAAACTAAAACAATTAGCATTAGTGATAAAATACTGCCCTTTAAGAAAGCTATTCCATTAATCTCTACCATTTTGCGACGTTGTGCATAACATCTCCCCAAATCCTTCAGTTATTATGGCTGAAGGATTTCAAGAGCTGCTATGAGGCACTCAACTATGTTCAATAATTAAACAAAGGAGACCACAAAAATGACTAAAGCCACAGCTGATGCAAGAAACCTGGCTGCAAAGAATGAATTTGCACTTGCTGGGTTCGTAGATGATTTAAAATTGGTAACTGATTATGAAGAACTCTTTGACACACTAAAATATCTTCATGGCCAGGTAACTATGATGATGGATGAGGCTGAACAACTATGGGGTAAATCACAGGAAGATTAACCAAAGGAGACACAAAATGGCTAATGCTAGAACTGTAGCAAATGAAATGGAGCAGAAATTGCATAACCTGGTTTCTGATCTACGCTTAACCACTGATTTTTAAGAACTCTATGATGCAATCAGATACATTCATGATGCAATAGAGGAAATAGAAAGTGAGGCTGAACAACTATGGGATGAAGAGCAGGGAGAATAACTATGTTCAATAATTAAACAAAGGGAGGATCTGGAAGTGCAAATCTGTTGGGATTTAGAGAAAAAAGACATCTTGGCAAAGTGTCCTCTATATCGCAAACCACTCAAAACGGCAAGTCCTTACCGATATCAGCGTAATGGCAAACCAGTGGTTTGGACAAAAGAGCAAATAGCAACTCTCACCTCAAAAGGAGCTAAAAATGGCCAGACTTTGTAAAAAATGTGGAACTTACCCTCGCTTGCTTGTAGCTGATAAAAGTGCACAAAGCACACAAACTGGCGAATACATGGTAACTTACCCTATGTATGAAGAAGATGATTGCTACTTCTGCAACAAGAAAGCAAAGAATCTCTTCGATCTTCCAGCTGAATTCTTTCACCGAGGCAACTTCGTTAACTCTCATAATGATGGAAAGAACACACAGAGGGAGGCTTCAAGTGGCTTACTGTGATACAAACTACAAGACCAAAAAGGAATTGCTGGCCGATTTCAAAGCTGGCAAACAAATTCACTGTCACCAACCAGGAGGGCTTTTTCCTTTGCAAACTGGCTCTAACACCATCGAAGGTCCTCACTATCCCAAGCCTCATCGCTGGTATGCAAAAGTAATTCTGGATGAAAGAGGATTTATCACAAGTGTAAAATAATCCAACCTAAATCCACTCACATATCAAAGTGTGAGTGGTTAAAAAAGGTAAAAATGAGCAAGAAAAAACTTGACTACTCAAACTTCCAAGCTATCATCTCTGTCGATGGCCAAGCACGACCGTTAACTTTTCGGGCAAGTGGGATAACTGGCGGATTGCAAGTAACCATAAACTCACTCTCTGATGGAAAAATGATCCCAGTTATAACTGTAAAATGTGAAGCTAAAATTGATGGAAGCAACATTACAACTGTGGAAGCAACTAACAAATTAAAAGTTTTCTTGGTGGAAACTTGATAAAATGAAAGGAGCAAAAGAATGAACTACCTAAAACGCTCTCTAATGGCTATCGCTGGTACTTGTTTGCTATCTACAAGTGCAAACGCATTCACTTTCCCTGCAGATAAAACTTATCATCATCCTGATGTACCTGAATATACTATAACCTTCCGAGGATCTCTTCGTGGTATCTCAACAATGACTCCAGAGACTGAAAACACAAGCTTTGTATGTGAATTTTGCTGGTTTGATACTTGCTATAGCTACACTTATATCTATGATAACAAAAGAACTATCTATATTGACAAAGTCGGCATGTACATAATGATTGGAGATAACTTATATGAAGTTCCTTTCACCAAAAGATTCGAGAAATAAAAGGAGGTGATTCCAAATGGCTAAAGTAAAGAAACCTAAACCTTGCTAACCTATGTTCAAAAATTAAACATAGCAAGCCATCACATCCTCTGGTTTTGCTATGTTTAGTTGGTGGTCATAAGTGAATTATGCAATTTTGCATATTATGGAAATTGATGGTTGAATCATGTAAATGGTTGAAATTATTGATGAAAATAATTGTTGACATGGCATATCATCAATGATATAACCATATTTATCAAATGGGAATTATCCCACATTGCCAATAACGGCAACAATCTGTAAATGAAAGGATCTGAAAAATGGCTAATATCGACGTAGCAGCTAAAAAGGGCGATCTCGAAGCGACAATCCAGTATGACTTTGGTGACAATCTGGATGATGCAATTAACAAGTTCGGTGGAGAAGTAGTTTTCAGCAACTTCGTACAAAGTGCAAAAATCTCCTTACAGGCCTTGATGCGCACTCGGCTGGAAAAGGGTGGCAATGTGCTGGAACTCGCTGAGATCTGGAAGCCTGGTATCCAGCTGCAGCGATCTGCTGTTGATGTCCTTGCCCAGGCCAAAGCAAAGTTTGGCAAAATGACTCAGGAAGAGCGCCTGGCCTATCTCGAAGCATTGCAAGCCTCTATGTAATCACTATTATCAACTAAGCCCACTTAGAGAACATACACTAACCAAATGTGCTTGTTGAACCAACTCTAAGTGGGTTTTCGTTATGAACAAAAGTACAAAAATGAGGGAGATCTAAAGTGCAACTCGCAAAAAGATCTGGAATTATGTTGTGTCACCCACTTGATGAACGCAAACTTGCAAAATGGCAACCACCATATATCTGCCAGCCCAAACTTGATGGTGAGCGCTGCAGGTCAGTGGATGTTGTTGAGGGAACTAAACTGCCTTGGCCTGTCATGCTATCATCAAGTGAGGCTATTTTTCGTCAGATACCTCACATCCAGAAAGCTCTAAATGATTTCCACCTATACAATCCTGGAATTGAACTTGATGGTGAGCTCTATGCACATGGCCTGTCTTTTGAAGAAATACACTCTCGCTGTGCAAGCTCTCGCATAACAACTCACGCTAACATTGCTGAAATCGAGTTCCATGTATTTGATCTGGTAGATGAATCTAAAAATCAAATGGAACGACTTGTTGCTCTTAACAATCTTTACTTTATCTGGCCTATTGTGCGTGTGCCTTTCGCTCTAATCAACTCTCTTGACGAAGGTATGAAAATGCTGGATCGCTATCTGGCTATGGGTTATGAGGGGATTATCCTTCGCCACTGTGAGAATATCTATCAACGAAGCCGATCTCAACTGCTGATGAAATTCAAACCAGCTAAAGAAGATGAGTATGAAATTGTAGGGTGGAAAGAAGAAGTAAACAAAAACGGCTATGGAAAGGAAACCATTGGCTCTATTGTATGCAAGGGTGAAACTGGCAATATATTCTCGTGTGGTTCTGGCTTAAATGATGCCATAGCTGAAGATCTTTGGAACAATCGAGAGTCTCTTATTGGCCGTAAACTGCGTGTTAAATATCAACATCTAACCCCTGGCAAACAAATTCCAAGGTTTCCTGTATTTGTAAGTGTTATCTAATAACTATGTTCAAAAATTAAACATAGGGAGACAATAAAATGACTCGATTTGAGGCAATAGAAAAACTTGAAAAGATATTTCCAAATGCTTACATTGACATCTCTGAATGTTCTGCTGTACGCCCAGCACTTGATGTGAAGTATATTAACTACTATCACATTCTAATCGGTGGTCTATCATTTGATTCTAACAAATCTATGGCTGATGCTGTTAATGAAGCAGTTAAATACAAACTGATGGAGATCTAATATGAAACTCCGTGAATATTTACTAAATGAAGGCCAAGTTGAGCAAGTGTTGTTGCGAAATGGCATGACTATGACTTGCCCTGATAAACAGCGCCCATGTTCTGATCGTTGTCCCTTTTGCCATATTGAAGAAAACAAAATTATCCTCGCCTGTCGTGCGAGCCACCAATACTATTTCATCGACAAGGATGAATAACTATGAACGTTTATATAGTAAACAAAAGTTGCCATGATTACAGTTCTGCTGAGCGTTTTGGCTCTCTGGTTTTCATGTCAAAGGGTAATCTAAATCGCTTCGATTGCGTAGCTATGTATCGCAAGTTTGGAGAATCCCTTGACCTATCTGAGCCTGGTGATTATCTGCTACTGAGTGGCCTGGCTATCATGAACTCAATTGCTTGTGCCTATTTCGCTAACCTTCACAAACGTCTGAATCTGTTGTTGTGGAATGCAAAGACCAAAGAATATATCGAACGAGTAATAATCCTTTAAATCGGAGATAACATGGAGATAAGAATGGAACTTGTTCTTGACAGTAGTAAAATAAATGACTTCTTGAAATGTCCTCGCTATTACATGTATCGCCATTATCTAGGCTGGCAAAGTGAGACAATTTCAAATCACCTGGTATTTGGAAGTGCTGTGCATGTTGCCTTAGAGCATCTACTATTGAATGGCTATGACAACAATAGCATCATGGGTGCCTTTGACCTCTTCTTGGCTGAATATCGCAAAACATTTAGCGAAAGCCAAGATGAAATCTTTGAACCCAAGACTCCACAAAACTTCTTTCACATTCTGAATGCTTATGCTAACAACTACAAACGTGATCTTGAGAATTTTGAGGTGCTCTATACCGAAATTGCAGGAACTGTTGCTATCAACGGCCTTGACCACATCGCCCTGCGAATGGATTCAATACTTAGGGATCGCAAAAGTGGAAAAGTGTTCTCACTTGAACATAAAACAGCGAGCAGCACTTACATGTGGGCAGAACAGTGGCTATTGAGTGTGCAAGTTGGCACTTACACCCATGCTCTTAACTGTCTGTTTGGTCAAAACGAAGTTGATTGTGTAACTATGAACGGACTATTTATTTCCAAAGCTAAAAACTCTTGGAAAGACATAAACTCAACTGGCAAGACTAAAAACAAACTCCCTTGGGAATTCATTCGTGAGCCTATATCTAAATCCAAGGATCAAATGCAAGTCTGGCTCTCACGCGTAAACTGGATCTTTGATGAAATCAAGTATCATACTTCAATGGCTGGTGGAGACGATGCTAGGTCTGGCGAAGTTCTCGGCTACTTCCCTATTAATTCTTGTGCTTGTCTTGATTATGGCAAACTTTGTATCTTTCACCCTTTCTGCATTGCTTGGCCTAATCCACTAAAGAGGTGTGATGATGTTCCTATGGGATTTGTGAAGGAATTCTGGGATCCTCTAGCCAAGCCAGCGAAGAAAGAGATTGCTATATGAGAAACTACATAATCCAAGACTTCCACTACACTCACAACCGTATCGGAGAAGAACTTTTTGATCTGGTTATCATAAGAGACAATGGCCAGAAATTCTCTTGCTCATATACCAAAGATGAGCTTCTGGTGATTTACAAAACAATAGCCAATTTTCTTGGCCTTAATCCTAAAGTGGAAAATACAAATGAACGATGAAAAGATGCTGAAAATAAAAGCGGAGATAACCAAACTCCAAAGCATGTACGCAGAAGATCAAAGCAATCATAGCTTTAATTGTCTACTGTTAGGTGAAAGTGGTTCTGGTAAAACCTTCCTCATGAGAACCGCTCGAAAACCTGTCCACATTGACTCTTTCGATCCTGGTGGTGCTAAGGGTCTTGACGAGTATATTAAAAAGAGTGAAGTGATCGTCGATTCTCGCTATGGCAACGAAGATCCTAAAAAGCCTTTTGCTTTCGAACTTTGGAAAAAGGAAATGGCCAAGCGTGAACAGATGGGCTACTTTGAAATGCTTGGCACTTATTGCCTTGACTCTAGCACAACATGGGCTGAGGCTATCATGAACGAGATCTTAAAACGTGCTGGTCTTGCTGGTGCTGCTCCTCGATTCACCCATGACTACAATCCACAAAAGATTGAAATACGTAACTGGCTGCGTGAATTGCTCTCACTTCCTTGTGATTTTATCCTCACTGGCCACCTTGAATCTTACAAGGATGAAGTAACTGGTGGCGTATCCTATCGCTACGCTACCACTGGCAAAGGTGTTCAAACTATCCCTCTTCTCTTTGACGAGATCTGGGTAATGAGTCCAAAAAGTGGCTCGAAAGGAGTTGACTACCGAATCCTCACACAATCAACTGGCACTTATGTTGCCCGTTCTCGATTGGCAAAGGATGGTCTGCTGTCGCAGTATGAAGAAGCCAACATCAAAATGATCTTAAAGAAAGCCAAAATCAACCATGAAGACAAAGCAATAATCTAAACTACCCAAATGAAAGGACCTAAAAATGACTATTCTCGACCTTACCTCTATCAACCTGACCGACACGTTTGAACCTACTGTCATGCCTGCTGGCTCAGAAGCCAAACTTCGCATCATCAACATCATTGAGGGCACTTCTAAAAAGGGCAACCGCTTCATCATGCCTTTCTTTGAATGTCCCGATGATCCTTACTTCAAAGAGTTTGGAAAGTATCTGGAACTTCCCCACGCTGGCATGGAACCGAAGAACCTTAACAAGGCCAAGCTCGACCTGATTAACTTCTTCAAAGCCTTTGACATCGACACTACTGCCGAAATCGACCTTGAGGCAATCAAGGGATCTGAAGGCTGGGCTATCCTCGGTGTTGGCAAAGATCAAGATGGCGCTCCTGTGAATACTATCACTAAGTTTATGTAACTATGTTCAATTTTTAAACAAAGGGTGGGATGGTTGCTATCGTGGTCATCTCACCTATCACCATTTGGAGACAATGCAATGGCAACAGAATATTCACCTCGACTCTCAATTGACCTAACCGAAGACCAGCATAACAAACTAAATCGCATAATGATCCAGCATGGGATGAAGAAAATGGTCTTTGGTCTTATCGTAGATGACCTAATAGCTATGTGTGATCGCTTCGGGCCTGGAGAAGTTATTGGCGCTTTCACAACCCGTGTGCTATCACTTAATGAAATCTGCAAACTAAACCTGAAACCTCGTGAACCTCATGGAAATTAGCTATGACAACAATAGACAACCTATGTCTAAGCATACTTGAAATGCCTCGTGACCAGGTGATGGCTCTTATTTTGGAAAGGAGGCAAAACTTGCGCACTAAACCTGACAAACAGCCATCAAAGGCCAAAGCTAAGGCTAAGCCAAAGACTATCAACCTCGAATCCCTTATAAACGGCATGAGCAAAGAAGCGAAAATGAAACTTATAGCAGAACTTGGAGCTATGTGATGCAACTTTTAAACATTCCTATCAAAAATATTGTCTTTGGTGAGCGAAAACGTGAAGACTATGGAGATATAGAGGACTTAGCGCTCTCAATACAGCAAAAAGAACTCATAAACCCTATTACCGTAACTACTATGCCTGATGGTAAGTACAAACTCGTGGCTGGTGGTCGTCGTTATACTGCTTGTGGTTTCCTTGGCCATACTGAAATCCCTTGTCGAGTATATGACAAAGAACTAACAGAGCTCGAACTCCGGTCTATTGAAATCGAGGAGAACATCAAACGAAAGGACTTCACTTTCCTTGAAGAATGTCAAGCTAAACGTGATCTTCTTGAAATCCAAAAGGCTATCCATGGTGAAAAGACTTCCACTGCCCCTGATGCTGGCGGAGTATCTATGCGTGATATTGCATCTGTGCTTGGCGTTAGCCCTGCAAGCCTGTCGCAAGATATCAAACTGGCTGAAACTGTAGCCCAGTTTCCTCAACTTGAATGGAACAAATGCAAAACCAAAAGTGATGCAATGAAGTTGAAGGGAAAGATCGAGGAAACTTACATCCGAGCCGAGCTTGCTAAGCGTGCTGAAGCGGCGATGGGAAGTAAGAATCTCTTCTTGAATAAAATCTGCTCATCCTATCAAATCTGTAACTGTCTCGATGGCATAAAGCAACTGCCAAATGGCCACTTCAATCTTGTTGAAATCGACCCTCCTTATGCCATCAACCTGAAGAGCCAAAAATCTAACATGGCTACCAATTTTGGTAGTGAAACTTACAATGAAATTCCTGCTCCTTTATATGAACAGCTGATGCGTGAGCTATTTATTGAATGCTATCGCACTATGGCTGACAATAGCTGGCTCCTCTGCTGGTTCGGACCTGAGCCTTGGTTCAATGATATCTATGAATGGCTAATCTCTGCTGGCTTTACTCTTCGCCGCATACCTTGCATCTGGGCTAAGCCTGGTGGCCAGACTATGCAACCATCTCGCATTCTTGCTAACTCTTATGAAATGTTCTTTTATGCTTCCAAAGGCTCACCAGTTTTAGCTAAAGAAGGCCGCTCTAACATTTTCCAATTTCCACCTGTTTCACCAAGTAACAAAATGCACCCTACTGAGCGACCACTTGAAATGATCTCTGATGTAATCACAACATTTGCTTTCGAAGGCTCTAAGGTTCTCGTGCCATTTGCTGGCTCTGGTAACACTCTTATCGCTGCTGCGCTGAACAAAATGATGCCTATTGGCTATGACCTAACTGAGGAATATCGCAACTCTTATGTGCTGAAATGTGAAAAATACTTTGGAGGGCAAGATGCTTGCTAAAATTATCTTTTTTGCTCTTGGTTTTCTATGTGGAATATTGTTAGAAGATGTAATACTAATGATTAAAGACTTCTTTGATGAAAGGAAATTAAAATGAAAACTCCTGACTACAATCTCGATCCGCCAGATGAACTTGAATTTGAAGATGAAGAAGCAGAACTTGAATCTGAGCGGCTTGCTGAGGAAAACGCAAGGGATGCTGCGGAATATCGCTATGATAGCATGAGGGAATGGGCGTAACTATGTTCAATTTTTAAACAAAGGTTGATGAAATGAAACTAATCCAACAATCTTGGCAATATGAACAACCTTGGCCTGGTGACACTTATGAACTAATTGAAAGAGCTGGTCGAACTTGCTACCAATCTCATGGTAAAAACCCAGAAGAGTTTTGCAGAATGATCTTCCGCAATGGACACCACTCTGTACTTGAGCACGTTAGCTGCTCTTTACGAATCAAGACTTCCAGGGCTGTCTCTCATGAACTCGTCCGCCATCGCTTATGTTCATTCTCACAAGAATCTCAACGATATGTTCGCTACCAAGACCTCGAGTTCATCATTCCTGAGTGGTTTGATCTTGACAATTACAAAGAAGCTTCAAGTGAATTTACATTCTTCTGTGACCACATCGAACAACTATATCAAATAATGCTAAAAAACGGTCTTAAACCACAAGAAGCACGTGAAATCTTACCAAACTGTGTTGCAACTGAACTCGTTATGACTGCTAATCTGCGAGAATGGCTACATATTTGCAATCTTCGCACTGCAAAGGGTGTATATCCACAAACTAAATCACTTTTTGAAGAGATCAAATATAACTTTCGATCTAAATTACCTATATTTTTCGGAGAAAACTAAAATGACTGAAGAACTCTGCAATATTCGAGGACCAAAAGAAACTGCTGGTAAACGCAACTGGTCTATGTTTCCCTTTGAGGAAGCAACTGAGGTATTAAAAGTGTTTGAATATGGTGCTGGCAAATATGGGGAACCTTTTACCTATCGTAAAGGAATACCTATTGATGAACTACTTGCTGCTATATTTCGTCATGCCATAGAAATACACAAAGGATATGCTATTGACCATGAAAGTGGCCTACATCACGCTGCTCATATAGCTGCAAATGCTCTAATGTTACTGTCTAACAAAGGAAACAAAAATGGAAGATGATATGCAAGATAGATTTTGGTCTAAAGTAGATCTTAAGTCTATTAGCGATTGTTGGAATTTTACTGGTTGTATTGTATATGGATATGGGCAGTTTTGGAAAGAAGGTAAACATATTTATGCTCATCGTGTTGCATGGGAACTATATAATAATATAAAAATACCTAAAGGTAAATTAATTCTACATAAGTGTGATAATAGAAAATGTTGTAATCCAGAACATTTGTATTGTGGTACACAGTCAGATAATATGAGAGATAAAATGTTGCGTGGAGATAAAACAAGAAGAGGACAAAAACTATATGCAAATGAAATATGGTTAATAAGAAAACTTAAAGTTGTTTTACCTGGTGGTGTATCATGGTATCAAAAATATAGATTTTCTCCTAATTATATTGGTAAAATGTTTAAAGTAAGTACAGGAACAATTCAACGTACTTGGAAAGAGAAAGTACTATGTAAAGAAGGAGTTTATATATGAATGATGATTTTAGGCAATTAGAGAAACTCATATTAAATATGAGACCAAATGGAGTGATCCAAACCCAGATTGTTGATGCTTTAAAGGCTATCCTCTGGATCTTCCAGCAATCTCGACAACAAGACAAGATCCCTTCACCTCTCTCTACCACCATTGAAGAGCTGAAAAAGCAAACTGGAGGAACAACTAATGCTGCGAAACCTGTTACTACTTCTTCTGCTATCACTGCCAAATAGCATCTCTTGCAGCTTCATTGCAACTGATCCACCTGAACCTGTCACCTTTGACCTAACAAAGCTAATGTATGTGGAGATTGCTGAATGGATCCTAAAATAATCATAGTAGCTGACAAAATGGGGCGAGATGAGCTAAAAGAATCTCGTCCTATTGCAGGCCCCGCAGGAAAAATTCTTGATGAATGCTTACGCAACTCTGGCCTATCACGGAATAATGTCTATTGCACAACTATCGCTAAACAATTTGGTGAAGTTCCTGATGAATTTAGCTTAACATCCATTGCTAAAGAACTTGACCAGATAAATTGCAAATCAGTGGTTATTCTTGGTGAAGCTTGTCTGAAAATCTTCTGTAATCGTCCACAAGTAAACAAGTGGCGTGGTAGTGTGATCGAAATCTCTGAACTACCTGGCAAATTTATCATTCCTACCTATCACCCTGAGTGTGCAATACCACTAAAATATGGCGGTGAGGGACAATATCTTAACAAACTACTAATCCAATGGGACTTAACCAAGGCCGCTAGAATAAACACAAATGGCTTCCATCGTTCACAGCGTGAACTTATAATCGCCCCAACCTTTACTCAGGTTATGCAATACCTTAAAAGTTGTGAACTAAACGGCCTTGCTGGAATGTCTATTGACTTCGACATCGAGTTGATGAACATGGAAGTATCTTGCATCGCTATCGGTTGGGATTATCAAAGAATAATGTCCATACCTTTCATTAATGAGAATGGACTTTACTTCAATCCAGATCAAGACCTTGAGATTTGGCTACAAATAGCAAGCATCCTTGAGAATCCAAAGATTAAAAAGCGTGGACAGTATCTTATATTCGACACTCACTTCTTGCTCCGCAGATTTGGAATCAAAACTCACAACATCGACGATACTATGATAGCCCAGAAGATCATTATGCCTGACTATCCTGTCGGCCTGGACTTCATAACCAGCATCTACACCGACAAAGAATACTACAAAGACGAAGGTAAAAAATACTTCAGCGGTGGTAACTGGCCACGTCTCTGGCAATACAATGCAACTGATGCAAGCATTTGTGGTGAAGCATTTCCACAACAGATTGAAACTCTGGCTGGCCAAGATAACATTGGCACTTATGGGCGTCAAGTGAAAATGGTTGAGCCACTATGCTATGCTATGGAACGAGGAATATTGATTGATGTAGAAGCTATGCACAAAGAGTTCTTGGCTGCCGAGATCAAGATTGAAGAACTTAAGAAAGAATTGCATGAAATCTGTGGTTATGAACTAAACCCAAACTCACCTAAACAACTAATAAATCACTTCTATGTCAACAAACGCATACCTCCATATAAAAAGGGAGGTAAAGTAACTACCGATGAAAAAGCCCTTGTACGCATAGCCCGAAGAGGCCATGTAGAAGCTGCTAAAATACTTGAAATCCGGCGCGCTGTAAAGCGTAAATCAACTTATCTCGACACAACAAAGGTGGACTCTGATGGAAGAATGCGTTGCGCTTACAATCCTGTCGGGACTCGCTACAGTAGGATTTCTTCTGGAGAAAGTATATTTGGCTCTGGAACTAATATGCAAAATCAGCCACATGATATTCTCAAACTTTTCTTAGCTGATCCGGGCTACATTTACTATGGCTTTGATCTCAGCCAAGCCGAGAATCGCATAGTTGCCTATGTAGGCCAAGTAACTCAAATGATGGAAGCCTTTGAAAACAACCTTGATGTGCACTCTCTAACTGGTTCACTGATAAGTGGACTGAGTGTAGAGGAAGTGAGGAGACAAGATGATGAAAACATTTGCTGCCCTATTGGAGGAGGTGATAAGACCTGGAGATATTTTGGCAAGCGTTCTAATCACGGTCTTAACTATGATCTTGGCTATAAAACATTTGCACTTTACTTGGAGATCCCAGAAACAGACGCTAAGTTTATTGTGGATCGCTATCACATGTCTTATCCTGGAGTTCGTAATAATTATCATGCTTATATTCGCAAGCAACTTAGTGATAATCGTACTATCACAAATCTGATGAATCGCAAAACTGTGTTTTTGCAAGAATGGGGAGATGACCTTTTCAAGGAGGCCTATGCCTGCATACCACAAGGAACGGTTGGAGACGTTATTAACGAACGAGGAGTTGAATACATATACTACAACCAGCATCTATTTGGTGGAGTGGAATTTCTCATACAAGTTCACGACTCAATCGGAATACAGATACCAATATCCTATGGGTTTGACTATCACGCAAAAGTTCTCACTCTTATCAAACAATCACTACAACAACCACTAACCCTGCCTAATGGTAACCAACTAATAATCCCCGTTGACATAGTTGCTGGCCTCGATCTCTACAAAGGTCATTGCAAGAAGATAAAAGCAACTAATGAAGAATCAACTTTACAAGAACTTACAATTGTTTATGAGAAACTTGTAAAGGAACAACATGACAGAGCCACGAATTCATAGCGATTGGATCTCAACTTACATGCAGTACGCCAGAAACACTGAGCCTCCAACAAGCTATCACACTTGGTCTGCCATTAGCTTGATTGCTGCCTGTTTGCAGCGAAAGTGTAAGTTTGTCTTTGGCTCATTAACCTTCTATCCTAACATGTACATAGCTCTGGTCGGCCCTCCTGCTGCACGCAAGGGAACTGCTATGAACATTGCTTTTCCTTTCATAGAGAAACTTAATATAAAAGTAGCCGCTGAAGCTATAACTCGTGAAGCACTAATACAAGAACTCCAAGGTGCAAACGACAATGACTTGGATCTAAAGACTGGCAAGCGAACTTTTCATTGCTCGCTAACTATTTGGGCACAGGAACTTGCTGTCTTCATAGGCTATAATCAAACCCAACTCATAAGCGATCTAACTGACTGGTATGACTGCAAAAATAAATGGACTTACCGAACCAAGACAATGGGGACAGATGAAATCGTGGGAGTTTATGTTAACCTCTTTGGTGCTATCACTCCTGACCTTATTCGTGCTACCATGCCTATTGATGCTATTGGTGGCGGACTTACTTCTCGAATTATATTTATATTTGAGTGGGACAAAGAGAAAATAGTCCCTTTCACATCACTGGAAAAAGATCTCTTTCCTGGTCTGCTGCATGATCTTGAGCAAATGAGAATGTTATCTGGTGAGTTCACCTACACTGAAGAGATGAAAGAACTGTGGATCGAATGGTACTCACATCACGAAGAGAATTTGCCCTTTAAAGATAACAAATTCGATGGCTATTTCCAGCGTCGAGGAAATCATGTGCTAAAGTTAAGCATGATTATGAGTGCAAGCCGCTCTAATGAAATGCTGGTGACTGCAGATGACTTGATAAGGGCAATTGAGATGCTAAAGGAAGCAGAGAAAAACATGCCTAACACATTCAGTGGTGTGGGTAAGGCAACTCACGCAGACGTGCTATCAAAGATCATGGTCAATGTTAGTATGGCTGGCCAGTCTGGCATCCGTGTAAGCGACTTGCTTATGATGCACAGAGGTGATGTAGATGTCCAAGGACTGGAAAAGGTAATCTGCACCCTTGAGGCTATGAACTTTGTCCAACGCAAGATCTACCCAGATGACACTTTGATTGTATATAAGGTGCCTGAAATAAGAGGACTTCACTAATGATAACTTGGGAAACAAAAGTTAACGGTATCATAATCTCACACGTTTATGCAGTAAGAATGCCAAGCGAAGATATTGGAGAAGCATTTTATAAATATGAATACTATAATGTCGGGCAAGGAGAAGTAATATCTGGTCATGTTAGACATAAATATGATGATGGAAGTTATCAATTGCTAAAACTGATTCTTGATAGTGTTAAAAAACATCTAAAATATATAGAAAAAAAGGAGAACAAATGTCAACAATAGTTGTGTGTGATGTCTGTGGAACACGAAAAGATGTATCAAAGGTTTCTTTTGCTGTTGGTAGATATACTGACGCAGCAGGTTCATCAGAAGATGAAGTAGAAACATTTGATTTGTGCTTACTGCATAATAAAGAAGTATTAGCAACAGCTATAAGTAAAAGACAAGAGCGATCTGAGATTTATAAATATGATATAAACAATATTATAGTTGGAATAATAAAGAAAAGGATCTCAAAATGAGCGAAAGAATAGCGGAGATAATGCACAGTCTGTTCTGCACTAAGCAACACGGAGAGGGACATGAAGATCGCTGTTTGTGGTACGAGGAAATGATAGTCTCCCCACTACCTTGGGACGAGCAAACTCACTTGCAATGGCTAAAACAGACTGAAGAGCGAATGAAACTCGATGATATGAATGAGCAATCAATGATAGCTATTGTAAATCAACTAACTAAGTTTGACTTTTCAAAGTGTATCACCAGAGAACTCGTGCGAAGATTCCTTGAAAATGCGGAGGAGATAATATGGATATAGTGATTGAACTACAACGAGGCAGGGAGTATTATTGGGAAGCATCAAAAGAATTTGCTCGCAGACAACTGGATATTGAAATGCAAGTTGCTTTTGGCTTTGAGACTGGCTATCATATTGGCTGGGCAGAGGCTATGGCGGAGAGAGCGATAGGAGTTATTAGGGAGAATGGAAAATAACTCTGTTTAAAAAATGAACATAGGTATGTTAAATGTGGGAATTTGTTTGTTGACGCCTCCCGATATTTAATGATATATTGTGTAATAAATAAAATATGTATATAACACAATAAACACAACACCACCCAATGGAGGCAATACAAAATGGGGAAAGTATTTAAAGGTAAGGAATTAATGGAAACTATAAAACCTCTGAGATGGATTTGGGAGCCACTAATTCCACGGGCTTTTATAACTGTGCTTGCATCTCGTGGAGGAGTTGGCAAAACTGGATTTTCACTTTGGCTTGCCAACAAATTAAAAAGTGAGGGAATGGAAGTATTATATGTTGACTATGAATCTTGTGGCCCTCACCATAAACAACGCAGATCTGATTGGAACTTGCCATATTTAGATGATATTTATTTTTATGGGGAAGATGGACAAACATGTGGAGTTAAAGATGAAAATGAACTTGAAATGATTGTAAATCAAGTAAGACCAGATCTTATAATTCTTGATTCTTTAACTTCTTTATTGAATGGTAGAAATGTGGATAGTAGACAAGAAATGGCAAAACTGCAACAAAGACTGACGAATATTGCAGTAAAGAATGATTGTGGAATTTTAGAGCTGGCGCATAATAGAAAAAAACAAATGCAAGATCTTGATATAAATACCGATTCAGTTGCTGGTAGTGCTGGTATAACTGACATGGCAAGATCTGTACTAATGATGGATTTTGGAGATGGTAGTGATAAAAGAGAAAGAATAATTAGACAGAAAAAATCTAACTTTGCCGCCGCTTCACAAGATTTAAAAATGATCTTTGATTCTGATGGAATACATGAAGTTTCTTTTGTGCCAAACAGAGAAAATATGATTACTATATTCCAGCAATCAGGATCAAAGGCAGATAAATTTCGGGCAGTGGCGGAAAGAGAAATATTAAATGGTAAGACAAAGCGATCAGTAACTGCACATCTAAAAGAAAATGAGGGTGCAACACCAACTGAAGCATCAAGAGCTATACAAGATGTTTGCATAAAACTTGGTTTTAAATGGGAAGGAGAAAAATAATGCTAAAATTTAGAATGCGAGATGCTGATATATTTGTCCCAAAAGATAAAATATTAAGTATAGAACAAAGTAAATTATTAGGTCCTGATTATTCTGATCTTGTTTTGTCTCTAGGTAAAAAGCGTGAAATATGGGCAATATCAGGATCACCAGAAGAAAATGTTGCTATTTATGACAACGGTAAATAACTCTGTTTAAAAAATGAACACAGTTATCACCGCAAACTAACTGTGTTTATCTCACCTTATCATCTCCCACCACTCTCTTCCTCAAGCGGTCTTAACCCCAAAATCATCTGCGTGATAGTATTAAACTTCCTCTTATTCCCTTCTGCTGCTCTCACATATCTATCCAAGCTCGGACTGCTTCTTTGTGTCGGAAGGAAATTCCTATCTAATCCAAACTGTTCTTGCGCTCCTGCAAGTGCTCCCCTTTTGTTACTGCTCATCTTATAAGCCAATCCCACAAGCGGACTCGTAGCAGATTTTGGCATATGCAACTTCACTCCTGGCTGCTCTTTTGTTCCCACTAACCAATGGCTAAAGAATGGCATGTGCATAACTTGCTCCAACACCGATGTATCATTAGCCCTGGCAATCGCTTCTACTGCTCCAATAGTTAGCACATATTTCAACAACTGCTGCCCATAATGTGTACCAAAAGCATCTCTTTCATTATTAAGTGCCCGCTTCACCATCTGATACTTCAATTCTGCTGACTTATATGGCGTGCTCTGAAACATCAACATCCACCTGGCTGCATCTGTCTTAAGCCAAAGTGGCTGATCCCAACCAGATCTAAAGTTAACATCAAGAATAGTCCTAATCATCGCCCTCTCTGTGGTCTGACTATCTATTCCTTTCTTCGCCCCTTTGCGAATCGCTGAAAACACTGAAATTCCATTATCAAAAGCCTCTATCGTAGCAGTTGGTGATCCAAGAATGCCCTTAACCATATCAAGCATACCATGCAGAGGTGACTCATCAAGTGATTTGACAATGTCTCTGGTGGTCACATATGACCGAAATACTTCCAGCTCTTTATCTTTCGGAATCCCACCAAACTTCTCTTTCGTAAACTGGCCAAGTGCTTTCATAGTATCTGCCAGCGCAAGTGCGTTAACATCAAGTGAGTTCTGGCTCGTTGTCCCCCACACTTTCATCAAATGCTTAAACGCAACTGGCAATGACAGGCCTATCAATCGAGCAAACTCAAACGCTGTTGCTGCTGCATTTACATTGCCCATGAAACTATCAGGCTTCCGATACAAGTTATCATTCACCCACTGTTGCATATAAGCTCTTAATTTTGGACTCTCAGTCTTATCTATAAAACTGCTCCACCTGTCCAAGAATGGATTATAAGCAAGCTCACGCTCTATAATCGGAACATAACTCTCTAATGTTGCTTTAGCATCTGGAAACCAAGTCCTGCCATCAGGCAACTGGCTCATCTGCCTAAGCATTGAAGGAGTTCTCATAGATCTCTGGAAGAATGAACTCTCCAAAACATCTTTATTAACCAGGGGTTTCCACACCCTATGCACATAGCCCTCTTTTGTTGGCATCCCTAGTGCCTTCATATCCTCTGCTGTGGAGTCAAAGTAAGTTCTAATCTTAGCTGCTACATCTGCCTCAAGTGGACTTAACTGAATATGTTTTGGCAACGTTCCATCTGCAGCAAGCATAATTCTAACTGTTGGCTCTGTAAGTGCTGGACTTTCTGGTGAATTTATCAAAGTGTCAAAATCCGCAGCCATATCCTTTGCCATCTTATTAGCTTCACCAAACTTTGCTTGCTCTATCTTCAACTCTTTCTCAAGTGCTGCCTTTTGCTCTCCACTCTTCTTCGCTATCCTCTTCTCCAATGAAGCAACTGATCTGCCTATCTGTGCCCTCAGTTTGTATCTATCACTATACTGATCATAGATATTTTCAAACTTCTTCTGTGCCTCTGGTGACATCTCTGGCACATCTTTCAACAAGTCCTTTATCCACTTCTTTCCATTACTAACATTCCTGGTGAAAGCATTATGAGACTTAATAACATCAGTCACTGGGTTATCACCACTTTTGAAAACATTAAGAACGTTGTGCGGTGATAGTGCCGTATTTCCCATTGCTTTGCCACTTAACTCTGGCGGTGTTTGTGGAGTGCCAGGCAACTGTCTCTGATAATTCCCATCTCCTGGCCGATAAGTATCAACCATCTGCCTTTTATCATACATCTCTTGGTAATATCGCTTAATGGGATCTCTGATCTTCTCCATCTCACTCTCAAGTCCAGCTGTAGCTCTCTCAAGTTGCTCTGGTGTAGATCTCAATTCCTTCCTACCTACCTTCTCCTCTCCCATCTCACCAATAGTCTCTACTATCTTCTGCGCATTTTCTCTTGTCATACCAAGCTCAAGCAAGAACTCCCCTATCTCTTTCCCTGCTTTCTGTGCTGCTTCTTTAACTCTCCTAATGGAATCTATCTCAGCCTGATTCAACAAGCTCAACCTGCTCTGCTTCCCGCCACCTACCTCAGGACCGACTGCTCCTATATTTCCCACAATCTTGTTGATGGCTGTTGCTGTGTTCTTAATATCCCTAACACTAACCCCATTATATCCACTTGCATCTACCTTTATCTCTTTCCCTTTCGCAGTTGTCTTAGCACTCTTCATATCTGCTTTGTGTGCTTCTGAGAACTGCTGCTCAAGCACACTATCTATCTCCATCTTCTTCTTCCACAACTGCGGCAACATACTCTCGATCTTATCCAGCAACTCAAACTCCAGCGATGTAGCTGCATGGTCTCCAAGGCTTGCAAGTTTCTGGTGCACCACTTCCACATTAGTACCATTCTGTAGTGCAGCTTGAATCTCTGGAATCATATCTGTTACAGCTTTATAGACCTGTTCTCCAGTCATTTGCTCCGCCATCTTAGGAATGGGCACATCTCTTCCTTGATCTATATCACCAAGCTCTTTAACTGTATCTTTAATCTTAGCAACTATCTCCTCCTCTGGCATTTCAGTTAAGATCTTTGTACCAATCCTATACTTCTTTCCAACTTTCAAAACCTCAGGCGAAAACTCATCTCTGATCTCTTGTGGTATGGTATCATAGAATGTTTTAGCTTCATCTACTGTGGCAAATTGTCTCTTGTTGAGTTCATAAGATTGCTTTGCTTCTTTGTGTGTAGTGAATTCTGGGACTTGTGTTGGTGATTTTGCCTCAACAACTTCTGCTAACTTACTTTGTGGTTTAAGTTCTGGTTCTGAAACTATGTTCATTTTTTGAACAGAGGTTGGTTCATCCACTACTTTCCCACCAAGACTTTTCTTCGCCATACTATCTAATGTAGCTTGATCCCAGATAACATAATAGTTATAATCTCCTGGACCTCTCGAAGTTCCTTTATGTTTGTTTCCTAAAATTCCCTCTTTTGCTAAATACTCTGACGCCAGCTTATCACTGCCAAGCTTCTGCGATAGTGAATTATAGAAATCATGCCCAGTAAATTCTGGATCAAGTTTTATATATGTCTTCTGTCCACCAAACATTTCTACATAATATCCACTAAGATCTTCCTTAAAAGGAATCCCTTTAAATGGGCCTGATTGTACTATGTCACTTCCCTCTTTTATCTGTGCTTCTATTGGAATGTTGTTCTTTTCCGCTATTGATTTAACTTTCTGATTCTGCTCACTAAGAGGTTTGTCAAAATCTATAAGTGTATCAGCAACCTCTTTTGGCATCTTTAACTTATATAAGTTCTTACCATCAGGAGAAAATGTTTTTGATATACTTTCTGAATCTGTACCATACCAACCTTCTCCTCTTGATGTCTCACCTATGCCAGTTCCAACTTTATCTAACCTCGGTCTTCCATTTGGAAATCCTGGCTCAGTTTCCCACTTACTAAATCCTCCATGATAGAGATCTATATCTGCAGAAGGTTCAACACTGGCAACCACATTATTACTGGTCTTGCTAACCTCATTCATTAGCGCTTGTTGTTTTATTGCTGCATCTGTAGTAGGTTCAACTATCGGCTCAACTTTTACTGGTGGTGGCTCAACCTTCGCTGGTGGTGGCTGATAAGTTCTAACCTCTTTATTCGTAGCTCCTTTCTGCAACATCTGTTGAAGTGTTCTCTGTCTACTAACTGCCTCACTTGCTATCTGGTTTGTCCTGGCTGCTTCTTGTTGCTGTCTAATTGGAATATCTGCTCCAGCTTTCTTATTTGGATCTATATATTCAAGTGCATTAATAATCTGTCTCTTAACTGGTGGTAGAGGATCTTGGACAGTTTTGTTATCTAACCTCATCTTCTCAATCTGTTCTGGTGTTACTTTTGGTACTGGCACACTACCATCTTGAATCTGTTGCATCATTTCTTCTGACACAGCTGAAGAATAACTTCCGGTATTTTTAACTGGCTCAGGTATTATTTTACTCCTTGCCATTATCTGCGCTTTCGCTTCTGCTCTCATAGCTTCAAGCTTAGCACTAACATTCTCTTGTGTTGGAATCTTCGCAAGTTGCTCCTGTTCTAATAAAGTTTTATATTCTTCCATTGATATTATCTTTGGATCGCCAGTTAAATTTACATTTATTTTTGCTGCTTCCAATGTTTCTTGTGGAGTTAATCCAGTTTGTTTTGGCTCTATAATAGCTGGCGATTCTGGCTTTGGAACATTAGCCTTTAATGCTTGCTGAAGTGCTGATCTTGATTGCATAAACCTCTGGCTCTCAGCATTAGTCCTCTGCATCAGTTGAGTATTCCTGGCCTCAATATCTCTAACACTTTGTATTTGCTCTATAGGAATATTACCACTAACTGTCTGTCTTGGCACCGGAGTATCTTGTATTTTTGCAAACTCTGTCTCAGATATATTTGGAATATAACTACGCAACTCCATAGTGTCCACTCCCTTCTCATTGAGTTTTCCAAGAACTCCTTCCAACTCTCCAAGCAAATCACCTTGAGCTTGTGGTGTAGGAGCTTTCTGGTACTCCTTTAACTTACCTTTAACCTTACCAATGGCTCCTGTTGCTATCTTATGATAACCTCCAAATGCCATTAGCTCTATGAACTTCGAAGCACCAAAAGCGAGTGCATCAGTCACCTTCTCTGGTGCTCCAAGTTCCTTTGCCCTTCCAAGACCTTCTTCAATCTGTTGTGATGGAATAAGTGTCTCAAATGTCTTAGCTATTGGCTCACTATACCTCGCCGCCATAGTCTGTTCTTGTGGAATACTTGGCAAACCAGCAAGGGATCTAACTGTACCAGTAATCATCCCAGGCTGAGTATAATAACCTGGTATCTGCCCCCACTGCTTTGCAACATCCTTTCCTTGGCCTGTCAAATGGCCTGCTGCTTCATACGCCAAACTTGCTGGAAACGAGATAGCCTGGCCTGCCAAACTCCCAAGTGCGTCCACTGCACCTAGACCTGCATTAGCAACTTGATCTATGAAACTTGGAGCTCCACTCCCAACCTCATCAAGTTGGATCTTAGGCCCAAGAGAATTTTTGCTCTCACCATCTATTTGAATTTTTGCTCCAAGTGCCATAACTAATCTCCATTAATCAAGTGTATTTGCCCACGTTACTGCTTCTTTCTTACTCAATCCATAGTCATTCATCAAACTATTAACCACATCCATCCTAGTTGCATTCTCTGGTAACACAAGATCAAGCGGAGCTTGGTCATTCATATCATCTCCCAGACCTGTACTAAGTTTCTGCAGTGAGAACTTCTTATACTTCGGCAACCCAGCTTTCGTAAAAGCCTCATTCATAGCATCCAGTTGGGTTTGCATAACTATGCGCCCAAACTTTGGTTCATTTGTTTCTTTGTCTCTGTATGTTCTGGCCTTGTTAAAATCATCCAGTGCTTCATATGCTAAATCTTTTGATGATTTACTTCCTCCAGTCCCAAGTTGCTTCGGCGTGGCAGGACCATAAGTTGCAATTGGATTCCCTGTCCGGACATCAATAAGTGCTTGCTCCGCAACTCCAGTTTCTGGATTAGTTATCAATCCAAACTCTTTTCCTGATGTTCCTATCCTATCACGTGAAAGCGCTGCACTTGCATTACTTGCATTTGCACTGGCATAACTCTGTGCTGCATTAGCAACATCGGCCTGCATCTGAGTGCCAACTCTCTTCGCTTGCTCTGCATACAAGTTCGCCTGAACATAGTCTTTGTTGATGGCTGCTTCCTTTGCCAGGCCTTCCCAATAGAGTTTCTGCTGTGCAAGTTGATTAGCCTGTGCAAGTTTCACATCCTCTCTTTGATTATCATTCTGTTTGTCATACATAGAATAAATATTAGCCAAAGTTTGATTTTTCAACTGTTGCTGGTGCTGATCTAAACTCATAACCTGTGCTATCTGTTCTGGACTTAACCCTGTCAGGTTGACACTTGGCGTGTCCCCTGATCCTGCCAGGGCATTCAGAAAGGGGAGACACCAAACATGCTATTAATTTGCTGCCTTTGCTGAGGTTGTTGTGGCTGAGGTTGTTGCTGTTGTTGCTGAACCATGCCACTCAACGATCCAAGACCTGATTTTGCTGGAGGGTTAAAACTGATTGATGTCTCTGGCACTCCATCTTTATCCAGTGTAGTCTTGATATTATTAACTCCTGCCATTCCTTGTGGAGTAAGCCCACCAAGCTGGCTCATGATCCTATCCATGAATCCCTTCTTATCCGCATCTTGCTCCTTCTTTGCCTTATTCATCAAAGAACTCTGGCCAAACTGTGTTCCAAGCCCAGCCATAGCATTCCCTGGCGCTATACCTTGCCCAAGTTTATCCATCAAGATTGCAAATTGCTCTGGATTATTCTCTATCCCGCTTCCAATCTGATCAAACATACCAAACATTCCCATTAGAACCTCCAACTATGTTCATTTTTTAAACAAAGGGTTATCCAAGTAAACCTAAACCAAGCCCTAACACTGCGCCAATACCTGCTCCAACTGGCCCTCCAACTGCTGTACCAGCACCTATGAATCCACCAATACCTGCCCCACTTATTGCTGTGCCAAGAGCAGTTTTAGTTTTGTTAGCCTCACTAGGTGGATTGATAGCTGTTCCACTTCCAATTGAAGCCAGCAAGTTTCCATAATACTGATATAGTTTTAAATTCCAAAGCCACTCACTTTCCCTAAGTGCTGCTTGCTCAGTTATTTTTTCCTTGTAAGCTACCATAGTCAAACTATCAATCTTAACCAACATATCCACTGCTTGCCTATATTCCTGTACTCTTCTAAACTCACTATCAAGTCCATATAGTAATGTCTTATCAAATGAGTCATTGAAAAGGCCATAAAACTGATTAGCAACTGCGCTTCTATTCTTCAAATGTTCGATCTTGCTGTTGATGAACTTAATAATCTCATTAACATTAGAAACATTAATCTCCCACTTCTTCGTAAACAAAGCAAGTTTTTGCGCTACTACAGCCCCATGAGTACCAAGCTCAAGCTCGTGCATCTTTATTAGTTGATCCAAACCACTCTTAAACAACTCATATCTGAATCCAATATTTTTCTCTTTTAGCCCAGCAAGATACTTAGCCACATCTCTGTCCATCATTCCCCAGATGATACTCTCACCTACTACAAATGCCGAACTCATAGCTGCATTAACATCTCGCATTCCACCTTTGAATCTTGGCAGAGTATTGTTAACTATATTATCCTCAAGAACTTTCGCATACGCAAGCGCATCATCATTATAGTTCTCATCTGATTCTATTGTCTCTATCCCTGCCTTAACCACTGCCGCATCACTTGTCCATGTCTCAGGTACTGTGAAAGCAGTCAATGCAGCTTTAAAATCTTCAAGTGCTGTAATTATAGCATCATAATCTGTATCTTCAGTCTCAGCTATTGAAAGATCAACCGCTGTTCCCCAATCAGTAGTTGGATTAATGGCAGTAAGTTTTGTATCAAGATTATCTATCCCACTCTTGGCAAGTGTGTAAGATGGCAATGCTTCCATCTTATCTTTTATTGTAGGATACCACTCATTATACTTTATACCTGGATAAAAGTTAATCATCATATCCATTTGTCTTGATGCTTCAGTACCAATAGCTGCAAGATAAGGAGTTGGTTCGAAGCATTGTACATTATAGAAAGGATTCCTTGCACTACCATTCTTCGTAATCAAATGCACATCAGCTTGAACTTCCTGCAACCATCCCTCATGATACTGTGTCATATAAAGGGGATATGAAATTGCTCCACTTGAACTCCCACCACCGGTTGATCCCATCATAGCCTCCTATACATTAAAAGATATAAATGTCTGTAACTGTCCACCAAACTTCAACGCTTGCTGAATGATTTTATCTACTACTGTATAACAAGCTATTGCACAACAACCACTATTCCTTGCATACTGGCTAATGGTTTGAAAAGCATCTATCCAACTCTGATCTTCAATAACCTCAGACGATCTATAAGCTGAATAAATCAAAAGTGTTTTCAACTGACTCGCTGCATCAACAAGAAATTGTGTGGTTACTATCGCATCAATATCTCCTTTTGAATTTGTGCTTACCCAACATTCCAGATCTCCAACCAACAGTGCACTCAAAATGTTGCTCATATAAACTTCATCTGTCTTAACAAATGGAGGCATAGAGTTTGCTATGGCGAAAGAGATTGAATCCCAGTAACTTGCCACTTGATCTGGGAGAATTTTAGTTAGCATTATAAAGTCCTCTTATGTTTCTTTTATCAGTTTGCTTCACTCGTAGCTTTAAACTACTCAACAAATAATCACTCTCTCTGTAATCATCACCTTTGAGTGAAACCTTAAAATCACTTGCAGATACAGGATAGTAAACTATTCCCTGATTATTAAGTTTCTTCCAAGGTAGTTCTTTAAACTCATCATCAGCAATATTATTCCTATACTTAACTAATGTCTCTGTCTGCTCACTCGCTCCATGCACTTCAATAAACTGTAATGTCTTAAGCGCTCTTTGCTTAAAATCAATCTCATCTGTCTCAACTCGCCATTCATAGTCACCAGAATCTCTAACAAATCCCCAAAGTTCACCTTGGTAAACTCCAACTGCTGGTGTTTGCTGGTGACAAGAATACATCCCACTCTCAGTCAACACATAGCAAATAGTGTTATCTGAAATAAAAAATCTCTTCTTTTCTGGGACATAAGATATTTTAAAACTACTGGCAAGACCTGAAAGCCAACTACGATAACCAAGTTTCTTCAGGTTAAACTTACTATCCATCATCCACAAATCTCTATAATGATCTACAAAAACCACCAGTGAATCATCTCCAGCTATATGATTACCACTTGCAATCCCCAGGAATGAAATGTTCTTTTTACCAAAAGTAACCATAGGCTCGCTGACAGGAAGCAGAATTGAAATCCCACCAGACCCAAACACTCCAACTGCATTACCAACTTTCATTACCTTGTAAACTATCCCTTGCCCATTAACTCCCCAATCCATGTCAGCAAAACCCGCTGTCCTTCCACGCTCTATATTGAAGTCAAATGTTCCTATATCACTCCAACAGACTGAATGCAGTCCACGATCATTCCACATAGGATGATCTGACAGTATCCCACCCACAATAGCTTGACCATTAAAGTTGCATCCGCAAATAAACTTTGGAAATCTGGGAGTTTTATAATCCTCACTTGCATCTTCATAAACTCTAGCCAGCTCGAATTGATAACTTGGCTTTTCAATTCCTGGCATTCTAATCATAGTCTCAATAACTGGCTCATTATCAGTGTTATAGCCAAAGCAACTCACGCCATAAAACTGTCCAAAGTCAATAACTTCTACCTGATTTATCTCACTAGCATTTCCAATATCAGTCATCTGATCCACTGACCAATCGGCACCATCATAGTACATTTCAAACAAACTAATCAAATCATCTGTCTGTGAAAATCCAAGAGTATAGTATGATCCAAACACCACTTGTGGCCAAGGCCAAGCAACTCTCCAATCCCCAAGATAACTTGTAGCCACTGATATAGCTTGTATTTCTTCGTGTGGAAGTAGTCCTTCATCTCCCATAGGCATAGCATTAAAGCACTCTTGCAGACCTATTTCTTTCCCTGCCCCAAATGCCTTTAGCCCTCTGGCAATGTCGTTGTAAGAACTTTCAAACTCTTTCATTTCAATCTCCCATATCATCAAGGTCTGAAATTTCTTCTTCCACGTTATCTTTATCTAATCCATCAACTTCAAGCTGAATCGCCCTAAGCCAATCATTAGCGCCTTCAGTGTTGCGATAGAATGTTTCAAGTTGGTAAAGAGCAGCTTTCAACAAAAGCTCTGGAACTTCAAGAGTCCAATAGTTCTCTTGTGTATCGGTAGATAAAACTGCCTGATTAAACATTCCAACTATTTCAACTGTCCTATATACATCTGTTGGTGGAGTTATTAATATTCCTCTTGTTGCACTGTTAATACCTGGAGATGAATAATCCAGAGATAAAAAATTACCTATTGAATATTGTGCAGCTGCGTCAAGTGCTCTTGTATTAACTGGAGTATAATATAAAGGTTGGCCAGATTCAATTGTAGTTACTTGGCCAGCATAGTATTCTTTTATATCTTTAAGAGAACATTTTTCCAGTAATACTCTACTCTCGTCATCATTTATCCATACTTCAAGAATAGCTCTACAACGCTGTTGGAATATTAGTGAATATTGATCAGTAGATAAAGTATAAAAAATAGATGCTTTGGTTTCTGGCACAGTTACAAGTCTATCTAGATAATTCTGTCCAGCATTGATGAAAAAATTAGCTCCACTATCTGCCCATGAAGAGGTACTTGACACCAGGTCATACCTTCCACTAAGCTCCACAAACTTTCTCCGTAGTTCAACTAGTGTCATTTATCCTCCACTATGTTTAAAAAATGAACATAGCGGCAGACCATCATAAGCATCTGCCACTATGAGTTAGTTGTTACGCTGGGGTTCCATTGTCAGTATTGAAACCACTAAGATATGCAAAGGTGGTAGGATGATGAATCTCAAGACCACACTCAGTCAGATATTCCTCATCTGTGCCATCAATTCTATTCCGCCCAGTGTTCTGCTTTTCAGCATCAGGATAAAAAGTAGTATCAGTAATGTACTTATACTTCAAATTACTCATATCCATGCAGACCATACTATTACGGTTGGTTACTTCATATGAAAACAGTGGATGAGTTTTCAGATAAATAGTGCCGAAAGGAGTTACCCATTCCATCACCTTGATACCATAGCTCTTGGTTTGCGGGGTAAAGGTATAGTTACCATAAGCCTTAACCAACTTGTTAATGCCCAGGATAACACCACTACCACAAATCGCAAGACGTTCACTGGAACCATAACGGAAGAGAGTTTCCAACTGGGTATCAAGCCACTCCTCGCCTTTATCTACCCAATAGCTATTGGTGAAATCACTTGAAGTGGAAAAGTCAGAATTAACTGCACCATTAGCAAGCATAAAAGGAATAATACCATCAGTAGTTCTCTCAGGCTTTCCATTAGCACCTGTCAATTCACTCTTAACAGACCACAAGAAGGCCTTCTCCATCTCAATACCATGCAACTGAAGTGCCTCACGTTTGCTTTCCTCATACTGAGCCTTCGTCCGCAGCTTGGTGAGTCTGGCAGTACGGGTGATGCTCAGTGATGTGCGAAAGATTTGGGTGTAGTTATAAAACTTGGTAGGACTATAGCTGATTGCAGAAGGCATAGCACCACCTTCCGGATTCACACTACCAATTACCAAGATCCGATTGACATCAGCAATGCCGGTTGTGGTAGGATCAGCCTGCAACAACTTACACGCAATATAAGAACTTGCACCATTGCTCAACGTGGCCACGACCTTCGCTCTGGTATCATCAAGATAGTTCGCTGTATTTCGCAGCATAACCATATGACCTATGCGGATTTCGCTCTCGACAGCAGCAGCTACTTTCGCATAAAGCACATCTCCCACGGCACCACCAGTGGTATAAGCAGTTGACAACGCTGCATCAGTGTAAACATCTGCAACTGTCCCAGCTTGTTCTGGCAAACCCTTAGTCCACCAACTGAACTGGGGGTCATCAACCTTCTCCGATCCCATTTTACTCATAATACCTGTAAGTGGCATTTCCCCATTAGGATACAGATACAAAATCCCCTCACGAAAGTTAGTAGGTCTTTCATCTGTTCCCCAATTACCAGTACCACGCATTCCAAGAAATCCGTTCATTCTATAATTCTCCTTTCAAATATTAAGCAGCAGCATTGACAATACAGTTTGGGCTAAGAGGACGATATGTTAAAAACCATTTGATATAGCCAGACCTGGCCGCAGAACTATGAAAATAAAGAGTTCCTATTGGTAATAAGAATTGACAATCTTCAACTGTAACAGGGTCAATAATTACTGTCCCAGCAGTTACTGGAGTAAATACACTTGTTGCTCCAACAGAACGATAACTCGTGCCAACAGCATCATTGTCAATAGCTACTGCAGCAGCAGAAAGATCAACAGTGGCAGCCGGATTTACTGTTGTATATTGTAGCTTTCCATTTGCAGCTCCACCAATAACGGTATCTACAATACCAACTATACTGGCAATAATAGGTCCGCCAGTTATTTCAAACAAAGGATCCGCACCAGCCAGCACACCACCATCAGATTTTTCAACACATTTACAGCCAACATAACTAAAACTGGTAATAATATCAGAGTCGAGATTATCCAACTTTGTCTCAATCACATGAAGCCTCTTTGATAAAGCTTTAGTATTAAACATTCAAACCTCCTTTATCACGCTACACCACTGGTAATTGTTCTCCAAGCATAGCCATCACAGAACAGCATAACCCAATCTCCATCAGTATCCAAGTCGCCAACAGTGGTAAGTTCAGTTGCTGTTTCCTTCACATACAGCGAGATGTCACCAGCAGCACCAGTAGGAGCACTGATATAATAGAACTTCCCACATGCCTCTGCCATACTCGGCAACGTGATAATACCAGAAGCATCAGCAACATCAGAAGTTGCCCTGATATTCTGATCCACAGCTTTCATTTGGTAAGTAGGAACAGCTGTGGTAAGGTTAATCACAAGACCATTAAACCCTCTTGAACTATCCAACATATCACTATTAATTCTCTCAACTCGTCTTTCCCATTTAAAAAACCTCCATTTAGAAATTAAGTAAATCCGACAATTCCTGCTGCATTTTATCTACATTAGGAATCTTCATTTTCTCCCTATTACCTTGAGTTCTCTTCACCAACTCCGGCATCCTACCCTGTTCATTGACCAATCTTGTCGCTTGTTTCCGAAGGCCTAATATCTCCCTTGTTTTTTCTGCTGATTTTTGGAATATTTCAACAACTGAAAGTTGTGGATTTGTACTATAAATTTCATTTGCTACAGCCGCCACAGTTTTCTTCACTGGCTCAAGGTCTGGGTTGTCACGATAGAACTCATCAGTGGCCTGCTTGATAGTGAACTGCTGTTGCATCTGCTTCATCACGATATGAGGTAGGCTGGTAAAGATCTTCTGCACGGCACTCTCTTCAGCCATTTTCATAGCTTTTGAAATAGCAGAGTTGAAAAGCTCTTTACTCGCCAGCACATCATCTATGTCGTTGTCGCCTATGATATCATAAACACTTGCATTTGCCTGGCTCTCTTGCACTTGTGGCTCAGCAACTTTCGCTGGCTCCATGATCTTGCCAGACAGCTCTTCAATCCTTTGCATCAAGATTTCATTCTGCTTCTTGATCGTGGTGATCTCATCATCAGGAACACTTTGAACTTCCTCTACTGGTGGCTGGATCTCTGCTGGTGTTTCTTTTCTTTCTTGATCTTCAATACCAATAGTTTCTTCTTTTGTTGTCTCTCCTTCATCAACTTGGCTTTCTTCCCCTTTCGTTTCATCCGCTGGCTCCTCAGCAACAGGTTCTTCAACAGGTTGTTCAGAAGATGGAAAAAAGTCAGACAACATGCTATCGACTTGTTCCTTTTGGCTTTCATCAGTTTCCATTAGATCACTCTCCTTTGTTCATTTTTTAAACATAGTTAGTCAAGTTCTTCAAGCTGCATCTCAGGCCACTTCATCATATCAATCAGCACTTCGGATCGTCCCTGGGCTCGGTAGATCTGAAGTGGTTCATCCATACATAGTATGCTTGCCATAACATTAGCATGGATAGATTGTAGCTCTTCCCTAAAAATCTTCCACACAGGATCATCTATAAATTTCTCTAATTCACTCTTAGTTAACATAATCATCCTTGTAAATAACCTGCACTTGTAATTCCATTAAGAATATTCTGCGCTCCTTCAGGCAAGAATCGCTCTTGTGCTGCTACATCTTGCAAAGGAACCATGTTACCAGCTTGCACCTGTTGTTGCACTTGTTCATCTGGCATAGGCATTATTTCAAACTCTTCGATATTCTTAGCTCCATTGTTGCGTGCTATGTGTTCGAAGACTTTGACTATGTCAAACTTCTGTTGCAGTCTTGGCTCGGTGGCTATCATTTCAAACATCTTAGTCCACACTTCAGAATAGTTACTCCCTGGCACGCTACCATCCCGCACTTTCACATCATAGTCAACAAGAATATCGAATGGGGAAACCTTCATCTTGTTAGCCATAACTCGTTCACCATACTCAGTCATCAACATCTGCTGCCATCGGCCAGTAGTAGTGACATACAATTCCTCGCTCATAAGTTGCTTTGTATGTGAAGCAAACATATAGCCAATATCTTGCATAGATTGTAGCGCAATGATCCTTGCCATTCGCTCAAGTCGAGTAAATCCGCCAGCCCTGGTACCCTCAAACTCTTTCCCTGTCAACCTCTCAGGCCCACCAGTTCTCAACGCACCCATACTTGCATCATCCGCAGCACCAATCTTCTGCATCCATTGCACTATCCATGCCGAGTCAGCAATATGACCCTTTGTCACGTCCTGTACTGCAAGCTGTTGCACTGCATCTTTCACCCCCTTACCCCAAGCAGGTCTGCGAAGGCGGATAAGTTTTCCAGGCTTAGGATCCTCAATGTCCTTGACATTTACTAAGAAAGGATCAACAATGAGCATGTCATTTATTGCCTTGCGAACATTGCTAATGTGGGTATTGAAGAGCCAATCCAGAATCCCTTGCATTCCACCCAAGATCTCAATCCTTGATATTGGCGTAGTGCTATAACCATCAAAGTCACTTGCGCTGATAGCAATAGGAAACATATTATGATCGAGATCAAGGGGTTTGCACTTGGTAATGACTTCATCTGCACTGAGACAAAATGCCCACTTTTCTGGATACTCACTATCACCAAGATTCCAATCTTTGGGGATCAACTTAATAAACATGTGGATATTATCTACACGACTTGTTGTATTGTCATCATTAATTCTTGACGTTGATCCTGTTTTTCGCTCTCTCTCAGACTTATCACCCTCAAAAAGCGAGGATCTTTTATTCTGTACTTGCTTCAAATACTTGACATTAAACATACTTTTGCTATTGCGTTCTTCGCTCAGCATGTTCATTAAGTTTGTTTTCTCTAACCACCCAAAGAACTCACCTTTTTGCTGGTCATGGATGCTGACATTTGGATCTGGCAGACACAGATAAGGATCAATGTTACTAAGTTCATTCCCCTCAAATAATATCGTTTCTTCACTGCTTTTCACGCTTCCCGCACCAATAAGTTGGCCAAGCACACCTTGAATTCCGTTTTCCTTGGCCACCGTCTTTCGACCATATTTAGTTATCCATCCTGGTGCAGCTACTCCAAAACCATAGGCAAGGTTATCACGAAACAGAGTATGTAAGTTAAGTGCTACTTTACTTTTATTGCAGTGAAGATCAATCACCTTCTCCATCATAATAGCACCAAGAGTATCCTCAGGTGACACACCTTCATAGCGAAAGATTGGATCTTGAAAGAATGCAGCAACCAGATAACCAAGTAGTGTTTCCATTATAGCATAGCTATATGGAAAGACAATGCTAGTTGGCTTGCGTGAATCTTTATCTTTTAATAGTTGCTCTTTTTCATCCAGATTGATATATGCACTAAGCGTCCAATCTATATTATTCCAAGCATCATAGCGGGTTGACATAGTTCGCTGTGACGCAAGTGCGCGAGATTTTATCTCATTCACCAACTTTGTATGCAGCGAACTTCCAGGCCTAAGATTAAGTCCTTCAGGGTAATCATAGTCAAAATTCGTTCCCTGGAAATTTGTCGGACTTCCATTATTAGCACCATAGTCTATAATTGGCATTAAACTAATCTCCAGTCTTTTATTATTCCATCATTTTCGAGATCAAAATAACTCTCATCATCTTCAGGTATGTCAGGTGGATCGAAGTATTGGCCTTCAAGTTCCATCAGCTCAATGATATAAGCCTCTGCGTCCATCACGTCCCACAACCTTGATCGTGGGTAACTGAGTAATTGCGATTCAAGTTTTTGACAACAACTTTTATTATGATAAACAAATCCTTGGCGATAATAAGGCACAAGAGCACTTATGCGATCTTCTTTCTTCATCCTTGCTTTAAGCTCAACAAACTGTGCCCAACAACCCCTTAGCTTTAACTGATTGAGAAATGGCTGAGTTATGAATTCGTTAAGTGAAGTTACCTCAGGTGCTATGATCCTGGCGCCTATACGCTCTACCATATCAATAGCTTTGTCATACAGTTCTTCAGGATAAAACTTACCTGCATCCACATCCCTTATATATATCGCCCTTGACTCACGATCAAAGCTTATTCCTATGATTGCACTATCAGCGCTATGAAGTTTCACGGTTTTAGCAGGATCAACAATAACTACCGTTATGCAATCCTTTGATTTCTGGCTACTTGCAAATTCACCTTCATCATAATACTTAAAGTAATCTGGCTTAAACGTTGCATCTTCTGTGCTGATAGGTATGTTACGATACTCACGATAAAATAGATCTACCTGGCTTGGAGTGCGATTTTTATGGCTTTCATAAAGTGCTTTAACTTCATCATCAGTTATAAAATCTGGCCAATTGCTCTTAAGATCATCATCACAGATTGATAAGTGAACCGAATGCCACTCAGGATCTTCAAGCAAATTCACCAACAGTGAATCCTCGTGAAGCACAGTGCCAACCATTATGATCTTCCAGTTCTTAGATCCACGATCCACACTATTGCAAACATCAGAGAACCACCATTCTTTAAGTTTCAACCGCTGCTCTTCATTCTTAACCCCTTCAGCATCTTCAAGATCATCAGCTATTATCAAGTCAGGTCTATAGCGCTCAAAGAGCAAACCACGGATTTGCTGGCCTGCACCACGAGGCATAATCATTGTGCCACTTTGTGTCACCCACTGCTCTTTGCTGAAAGAGTCAGATTTCATAGGGCCAAATAACCGAGTGATGTCAGGGTTATAGAGCAACTCCCGCTTCAAGTTCTCACCTTGCATAACAGCACTTGTTGCCGTGCATGAGACAGGGACTATAAACTTTTTCTCCCTGAACAAAATCTTCTTCGCTGGATATGAGATAGTATCAATTGATGTCTTGCCAAATCCACGAGGAGCGGCGATCACCACTTTACGAATACTATCATCATCAAGAACTTTGAAAATCTCATCATGTAAAGTTGAGAATGGTCTATGGAAGCGTTCAGGAAATAGCACCTTTGAGCACACTTTTGTACTCAAGTAACATTGCCTGAGTATCTCATCCATTTCATTAGATCGTTCCATAAATCCTTTGTTCATTTTTTGAGCATAGTTATCAAAGCTGATTAAACACAATGTCAGTAGTGTCGAGAAAATATAACTTCTCATTATCCAAAACAAACTTTCCAACTCCATTTACAGTGATGAAACCTTTGCTATTTATTGTAAAGTTATTTACAATTCTCATATCATACCAATAGAGAGTTGATTTGCCAGATGTGCAAGGTAGTTCTGGATTACTGTTCTCAAATTTCATCAAATAATTAACATCATTGTAAAAGAAGGAATAGGTATTCCCGCATACATCTTCTGCAATAGTGTAGATAGCAGATAGTAAAATAAGCATAATTATTAAAATAGTCTTTTTCATTCCGCACCTCTGTTCATTTTTTAAACATAGCAATACAATCAATTATCCAAGAGAAGATTCCCTTAACACTTTCCCAGATAGTTTCATCTCCAACTACTCCAGCTACCACATCAAGAACCACTTTCTTCTTCTCCACTCCCGTCCCTGGGCCTAGTTGCTCTTGCAATTGCTGCATCAATTCTCTTATCAATTTCACTAAGCCTGGTAGTGCAGTAATCACTGCAAGGATGTTCGCTGCCGTTAGTCCCATAAGGTTCTCCTATCATTTTTCGCCATAGTTTTAATAGATCAACTGTGATTGCAAATCGTTTTTCATGTGATGGTGGACGATCTTCAAGACTCATCTGTTGTTCCTGTTGATTTATTCGCTCTTTTTTCCCTGATTCCCCAATAGATTCCTTGCAACAGCGTTATGACCTTGTCATCCTTAACTGTAGGAGTTAGCCATGCTGCTCCACGAAGGATTTCAAGGATTGCCCAAATAGTTATTAAATTATCCTTGAGTTGCGCTATTAACCAGTTATCCATTTTGAGATTCCTCTATTTTGTACCCCACCTTTAAACCAAAACCAAATACCTTTTCTGAGCATTTATGCTCATGTATAAGTGTTTTATACCTTAGTCCTTCTTTGTCAATATACTCTAATCCTTCAAACATTAGATTGCACAACTGACATTTGAACACATCTTTAACTACCATTTTGCAACTCCTTTATCTTGACATAAAGTTTTATGATTCGATTAAGATGTCCTCGAATATAAATTTCCTTCGAGCATTTGGTATATCTCAACATCCGAAGAATCAAATATTCCTGCCAATTCTCAGGATGAAAATTCATAAGCTCATCCATCGAATTCCCTGGCCATTCTTTGTTATCCTGAGGGTTGACCTTTGCATCAAAGAGGCAAATATCCAAAGGAAAGGGAGCGGTTTCACATCCAGCAGGAACCCAATACTTTTCGTAATAGATTCCTTTGGCATCATTAAGAGTCGTCCACATAGTTACTTCAGGATTATACTTACTGGATAATCCCCACTTGGTGAATCCTCCTGGATCACGAGGATCATCAGATATTTTTCCTTCAAGACCAATTACAATTTCAAAAGCTTTATTAAATGAAGATTTCACTCTATATCGTCCTTCCTAAATCGGCGTGATCTTTCATCAATCTTGGTTTTTAGTTCAGTGATCTTTTCTAATAGTTCCCCATAAGTAACCTGAGTTCGGTTTGCATGGGCATGGCGTTTTTCATCTTGAAGATCAATCTTTGCAATCAACTCATCAAATCGTTTCTCAAGCATATCATGCAAAGACTTTCTTTCATCCTTGCAATCAATCCTTTCAGTTCGACAGAATTTATAGGGAACAACATCTTTCATGTGATCTTGGATATCAGTTACCATTTTCTTTTGGTCCTTCATGTCATTTTTCAGAGTGTCAATGGCATGTTTACTACCTCCCCACGAAACAGCAGCCGCAATAACTGCGGCGATAATAGTCCAGATTGTTGATGCTTCCTGTTGCTCCATTATATTCTGCCTTACATTTTAGGTACATGAAACATAGCTCTTTGCTCAATTTCAGAAACTCTGCCAGGATTCATTTGACTTTTAGGACGAAGATATCCTACTACTCTGGTATAAACTTCGTTCCTTTGATGAACCTGGGAATCAATCTTGAAACAATCATCACATTTGCAGACAGTCTTTTCGTGATAGTTGTATGCTTCAGGTGGCTGGTAAAGAGCTCCGCCATCAATCTTGATTTGACTTTCGCCGATAAGTTCTACACTCACAATTACGTCTTTATCACAGTCAATACACTTCCCTGTGATGTTAAAGTCACCATTCTTTTCCAGTAATTCAACAATAAAATCTAAATTCATTTGTTCTCCTTAACATCAGCCACCTCAACAGCACGTTTCAATTCCACAACCAACTCAGCAATTTGTCAGGGAAAGTTGGTATTCTTTATCATCTCTTGCACCAGTTGTTTGTGATCAATTTTATCAAACTGCATTTGCGTTGTCCCTTTCGGTTGCTTTGTTGATATAGTGGCTGTAAATTGCCTGATACAACTGCCCCATAGTCATTACTTGTCCTGTTGAATTTCCTGTTGTAGGGTCAAGCAACGGTATTTCCTCTGCCATGTCTGGACAAGGGACGGATAGATTGCCACAAGGAGTTGTAATTGTTCTGTCCCCCAGGTTGATCGCCGTTTCCTCATTATAAATTACTGTTGGCGTTCCACCAGATGGATTGATGATAACGATCTGGTTTGTTCGCTGCCATGATGTTCCTGATACTGTTGATTCTTTATAATCAGCCATTGATATATGCCTCTAATTTTGAGTTAAGTTCTTGTATGGCTTTTGCCATTACTGCTACGAGTTTTGGATAATCAAGAGATTTCATACCATCTGAATTCGTTTCAACAACTTCCGGTATAATTTCTTCAATTTCTTGAGCAATAAAACCAATTTCTTTTTGGTTCCCAAGTTCAGGTTTAATCCAATTATAGGATATTGGACGCATAGCCAATACTTGAGACAGACCATAGGTGATATTTGATATGTTTGTTTTAAGATTTTTATCAGAACTACTGTTGGTAAGATTTCCATCCGATGTGCTGTAAACTGCTCTGTTACCTGTACCTCCAAGAGCTGAGTTACGAATATTCCCGGTTACATGCAGAATTTCAGACGGTGAGCTATTACCAATCCCAACATTACCCTCAATAATAGCACCAGAAGTAGGTGCTGCAATGTTAGCGTAGGTTGATCCAACTGAGAGATTGCCGAGGACTGAGAGTTTGGAGGCTGGTGATGTTGTGGCAATTCCTACTAAACCAGAGCTATTTATTCTCATTCTTTCAGTGAGATCACCTATTGAGCTTACAGTTCTAAACAATAATCTACCTGGAACAACTCCAGTTGATACAGTCCCGTCAACTTCACCCGTAATATAGGCAGAATCCCTAAAACATGTCCCGTCGCTACCCGTAAATCCATATTGCCCAATCCTATCGCCAGATATAACCGCAGTATGTGAATCAATAGTACCCGACCTTGAGTTGGCTAAACGGATTACTCCAGCAGAAGTATTTGATCTCCAATCTGCAATACCAAGGACTGATCCGTTATTATCAAGTACACCATTTAGTTGAAGGACAGGATATGGCCCGGCTGCACCGTAGTTTAAAATTGAATTATTGCCTATACTAATACAAGTCCCATCAGTATAAATCGGACTATCCACCAACCCAACTGCATCAGATGTGTGTTTTGGAATGTAGCCATCAGTGAGTCCAGATAGTTTCACTGTTCCAAATGCAGGAGAATCGCTTGTTGTTAAACCAGTAACACCAGCTTGTGGTAGTCCTGTGCAGTTTGTAAGCGTCCCAGATGAAGGCGTGCCAAGTGCGGGAGTTGTGAAACTAGGGGAAACCAACGGAGCTTTCTCAGTATCCAATTCCTCAATAGCAGTTTGAACATTTGTTGAAGTGATGTTCCCAGAAGGTGTAAAAGAAACCGCTCCGGCCGTTGTACTCGCAATATATCCAGATGGCAAACTGCTTGATGTTCTATAATCAGCACTCTCCTGAAAATTACCATCTCCATTATAAATCAGCCTATGAATTAATTTCATTTCAGGCGTCAAGCCAAAACCAGCTAATGCAGGAGGCGTCTCAGCCCTCGCAGCAGCTACAGTATTATATGGTGCGCCAAGCGCAGAGGGAATGATATAAATAGGTCTGCTTGCATCACCAGTAGCATATATCCAATAGCAGGCGAATTTATTCGCACCAACACCAGACAGAGTGTAAGTATCAGTATCCAGATATTGTGGCACTCCACTTGTGCCAGGATAGGGTAGACTATAGTTGGCAAATGTATAGCTATTTGCACTAGCCAAATAGAACACTCTGCACGTTGTCTGTTCTGCAATACTGTGTGCAATATCCTCATCGTAGATGATTCCTGCCGCAATCGTCAGTGTGGCGTCATTAACGGTTGTGGGTTTTGTAAGATCTAAACCACTATAATATCGTGTTCCAATAGTTCTGTGCGCATTAATATGCCAATCCAGGTCACGAGTGTGATTGTGAGTTTCTTTTGTAACTGCTCCAGCAGTCCCATTCCAATAGACCATACAAACAGGAACATGTTCTTTTAGATTTGTAGCAGATGCACTAGCTTTTAGTACTCCTGCAGCAGCATCAAAGAAAACATAGTATAATGTATTTGCAGCTAAAGTTACATAAGTATCAAGATCACAAGTAATAGCACTTGCTGTTGTATACTTTGTACCTTTCCACCAATAGGTATTTGTGCCGCTGGCAACTGTTAATACATGTGTAGAGTCATCAAAAGATACTGCACCAGCAGCTTCAACTCCATGAAATGTTTTTTTCTCTGCATCAAGTTCAACAAGAGCGCTTTGTACATTAGTAGCAGCAATATTTCCTGCAGGAGTTACAACTACATCACCAGCACCAGGAGTTGCAGAAGATCCTCCACTACCAGATTGAATAAAAGGGTTCATCTCAGCAATTCCTTAAGAAAAATATGACAGATATATTTTGCAAATACTCTCGGCGATCATACTTATAACTTGGTCAGGCACAACGGTTCGGATAGCGGGATTAGGTTCACTTGCGGAGCCATTAGTTATATCAGCAGCATTCACTGCAGCAGCAGTTTCAGTATTAGCAATCTTCACCCAAAAATCAGTTCCACTTGGTACAACAGCAAACATCACACGAGTAGCGCCAGCCGGCACAGTGTCACTTTCAGCGGTATTAGCAGCGAGAACATGAGAGTTGATGTGGTCACTTTGGCGGATAGCAAAGATGCTATCACCACCTTTAGATGAGTAAGCGACTTTTAAAGGAATCATTTTGTTTTTCCTTCGCCACGGTTCGTGGCTATGTTTAATTTTTGAACATAGTTAAACAACAACAAAACAAGTATATCCACTAATTACAGCAGTACCAACAGTTCGTAATGCATCTCCTACTTTTATTTGCACTGGATTGGTATCAGCAGCAGATTGTCCAAGCTTTATTTTTTTGGTTGTTGGTAAAGATGTACCAATTGATATGTCTCCAGTTGCAGACTGCCCAATAGATAATGTAGTACATCCATACGCAATAACAACTGGACCTGCAGTAGCATTTGCAAGATAATAATTACTACTAACAAAACCAAGCATTAGTTTAGTATTAGCATAAATACCATAGCTAGTTGTTAGATTAATATTCTGTCCAACATTCAAAGCCCCACCAATTCCAACTCCTCCAGCCACAACAAGAGCTCCAGTGGCAGTGGTTGAGGAGACAGTGGTTGCTGTTATAGACAATCCACTAGAGGCATTAATTGTTGTAATTACTCCAGAATCACTTATACTACTTTCACTTATAGTAGTACTATTAGCCTTTAATATTTTGTTTCCTGATGTCCATGAAGATACTCCAGTTCCACCATTGGCAACATCTACTATTCCAGTTAAACTTGCTGATATAGAAGCACTAGACAATAAACAATTAGATCCTCCAGATACTGTAATAGTTATCTTTGTTGCAGAACCAGCAGATAGAGTTCCTGGAGCAGCACTAACAAAAGCAGTTCCATCTCCTTTTAGAATATTTCCATTTGTAGCCGCAGTACCATTAACTATAAACCCAGTTTTTGCATCTACAATACCAGGGAATTTTGAAGTTATTGCAGTAGCCGTAACATTATTTGATATATTACCAGTAAATGTTTTATGTGTTGTGCTTGATATATCGTTTATCTCATAACCAGCAGTAAAACCATCAAAAGAATTATTAGAAATCAAAAGAGTTTGTATTTTACTTAATATACTAATACCTTTATTTGTAGTTGCTGTAGCAAAAAAAGAATTTGTTATGCTTATATTAGCCCAATGGCTTGTAGTAGGTGTAGTAGGAAATAAAGACAAAAAATCATAACTTGTGGCTGATTCACCACAATGATAGAAATAACATACATCTATATATATTATATTATTGCTTCCGGCTATAGGACCATCTACATAAAAAGCATTTTTCTTTGTATCAAAAAATCTACACCCAGTAAAATAAATATCAACTAGATTTGGATTAGTTATATAAACACTATAATCTACAGATCCAAAGTTGCATCCTATAAATTTACAGTCTGCAATATTTCCAGTTAATCCAGAAACAACTGGAATTAATAACGTTTTTAGTTCTGTGGATGATAATGTACTACCATCAAAATAAAATCCAGTAAATGATACCGCAAGTATACTATCAGTACTGACAGCTGGTTTCATACATACATCTGCAATCCTAGCAAATCCAATATATCCATTTGCAAATTGCAGGCCATCTGCTTTTGTTATTAGTATACAATAATCACTTAACTCACTTCCTCCAATATGAAGGTTACTTATATTTGTTGTCCATATTTTGTCACTTCCAGTAGCAAAAAATTCAAGTAGTCCTCTATCAGGATCAGGAGTAAAATTTGTTATATCAGTAGTATTATTCTTAGCATAAAATATAGAAATATTTGAGAGTTTACTTGATAAAATACCATTAAATCTTATTCCTGTCATATGTCTAAATATTGATATATTATCAAAAAGAACAGTAACAGGAGCAGAACAATTTATTGCCACAGCAGATATTCTAAGTACATTACTTGTTATATAAATGTTTAGGATATTAACATTTGTTGATATGTTAATAGTTGGAGTAGTATCATTGTATGCAGCAAATGACTTGATTATAGATCCAAGAGGACTCTCACCAAGAATTGTTATTGTACCAGTTATGTTTATAGTTGTTGTTACTTTATAAATCCCAACAGGAAAAAATACAACTATACCATATTTACTAGAACTTATAGCAGCATCAATTGCGGCCTGAATAGCTACAGAATCAGGAGTAGTTCCATCCCCAACTGCTCCATAGTCCTTAACATTAAAAACCTCATGATCCACCAATGAGTCACTGGCTTGAAGCTCTTTAATATCTCCATTATATAAACATAAAGGATGTTTCTGGGTCATTAGGAGAGTTCCTTATGCCAACACTATTGGTGCCATAAGATCAAAATTTACTTCTGATGTACCCAAAATAGTACCTATTTTTTGCACTATATGCCCAGAAGTACTTGGAGCTGTAGTAGTTATGGCGCCAGCTGTTGAGTTAGATAGATAAACAGTTGCTCCAATAGTCCAAGAATCAGCACCATTTTTCAATGCACCAGTGTTAGTTTTGCCAGAAAAATAAACTGTAACTGATCCTGATGAAGCACCAGTTAATACAAATCCATGGGCAGGATAATTATTAGCAGCAGATGCTGGCCGTACTTTTAATCCACTACTATCCCAAATATTTACAAATTGCCCACTTGTAATTGCTTCTGAAACAGCTATAGATTTTGACTCTGACCATGATATAGTAGGTATAACAGAAGCATCAAGTTTTCCTGAATCATCAAGTGCTGGAATATCACCAGCTTTTGCAGCTCCATCACTTACTACAGTTCCAGATCTTTCGGTAATAACACCACTATTATTATATAAATATTTATCAGCTGCCATCTAACATTATCCTTTCTCCTACACGGACAAAAATTTTATTGGATGTTAAGATAAAACCAATAGAAACTAATGACACACTTGGAACATCTTGAACCATGCTACCAGACGTTCCAAGAAACAATCCTTTTGTTTCATCCCAGTTCCATGTTATATCATATCTTTCACCAAAAGTAGTTACAATAATCTCATTTCCCAGCAAGGCAGAAGTTCTTGTTACTCCACAAATATTTTTATATTTATCAGCCTGATCGGCAATATAAACAAGTTCATTAGAAACATAAACTACTATATTTGCATTTATATTTTCTCCAGCAGTAAAAATTTTTTCTACAACTTCTCCAGCAGGTCCTTGAGGCCCAATAGGTCCAGCAGGCCCCTGTGCACCATCAGCCCCTGGTTGGCCATCTGCCCCTGGAGGCCCAGGCACATTGCCACTTACCTCAATAATATCAGCAACAGGTTCCACAACCTCGATGATATCAACAAGTGGAGATATGACCTCAATAACTTCATCACTCATTTTGTGGCCTCAGGGGAGATTATCACTTTGCCTTGCTGTGGCCTGATGATCCAGCTATCAGATATTCGCTCAAACTCAATGTCATAGACCCACTTGCCAGCAGGCAGAGCCAATGTTTGACCAGCAGATATCAGCAAACCATAGTAAACCTCATTATTCACAGAGTCCAATTCGAAGAAAACTCCTCCATTATAGTCAGACAGCGATATTAGATTCGTAGTTGCATCATAACTCTCCCTAAACATACACCTACCATGCCACGCTATAACCCCACTTTCAAAGAATGGAAAAGGCAACAGAGTGTCAGCATAACGAAGCATCCATTTTCGATAGTACGAAGCACCCTGCAATACCGTTAGGGTTATGTTTGCTGGAGTTATTTGATAGTAATCACCTGGCATTTTCCATTCCTTTCATCCACATCATCCTATGTTCAATTTTTAAACATAGCATTCATTTTATGCGTCTAAAATCTTCCACATTTGCCACACGACAAAGGTCGTGAACATTTTAGCTATTAGTTTCTTCACCAACACAATATCTTCGGCCTTCAACATCAGCGTTTCACCAGCCGCTTTCACTCGCATAGCAAGCTCACCCCGAGCAAACTTTTCTTCTCCGCTCAGATTTTGTTCATCTTGATATGCACCCAATAGCGATCGGAAGATCACCAAGCCAACAGTCACTGGTTTTCCTTCTTCAATCAATTCTTTTCCATCAAAATCGATAATAGGTTGATTTACACTAATTTCCATTTTTCACTCTCTCCTTTCATTAAGCAGGTGTTGCAACAATAGAAGTTCCACTAACAGTTAAATAATAACCAACTCCAGCAATACGCAAAAAAGTTGAAGTATTTGATAAAATTATAGCATCAGCAGCTAGATTTACACCAGTTGAAACAGACACATAAAAAGCACCATATACAGGATCAGATGTTAAAGCTCCTATTTTACATGTATTAGGATTCTCACCACAAAGATCAATAAATCTATTTTGTCCTATTCTTATTGATGGCACATAGGCATTTTGATATGCAATACCAGTATATAAATCTATTCCACATAGTCCAATAGTCAAAGTACCAAAAGCCGGCATATTACCAAGAAGATAATTCCACTTACCACCAGCCGCTATAACATTTCTACCATACCAACTATCAAAATTATAGTTCACTCCATTAATAGTTTCTGTAAGTGGGTCATTTACAGCAGAGATAAAACAATAGTCTGGATTAGCAAGATATAATTGATTTGAAGTTTTTACAACTCCATGAAAACCAAAGCCTCCACGACTTCCAAGGTTAATCACACCAGTTCCATCTGCCATATTAGCAAAAACTTGATATCCCTCAATCACTGATGAATAACATTTTCCAAGTGTATCAAACTCATGACGATAACTTAATGCAGCAGTTTCACATCGTTCATTAGCAGTCTGGCCAGAAACATATACTTGGTGCCAAACAGCAGCAAGGTCGCCAGAACTTCCATGCATATCTACTCTATGCATAATACCTATATTTGCATTTGCTCCAAGAGTTCTGTCACTTCCAGTGTATCCAATATTTCCTACATAATTTTGCCAGATATCATGGCCAGCACCACTTGGAATTTCAACCTTTGACATGTAAGAAGGAAACCAGCCAAAGTTTTCATAGTGGTTTACTTCAGCAACAGTGCCAAGAGTGTGAGTCATATCAACACATACTCCAGCAAACATATTCCTTAGTGTGCCAGTGTTTCCATAAGAATATACATCAGTACTATTTGCAATAGAAACACTTTGTGTTTTTGTGACAAAAAAGCTCTTCCCATCTGGAATAACTCCACTTATCATACCATTACTAGCAATACCAAAATTCTCAGCATTGTTAGTACCAAATGATAATCTTCCAGCCGCAGTATTCCAAATCCAAGCACCACTCGCGCCAACCCCACTAGCATAAGCATTTCCAGTAGCACCAAAAGAAAGATTCCCACCAAGATTTGTTCCGCAAGACACCCTCACATCAGCATAACTTGCCTCAGTTGTATTATGAAATTTTGCAGAGCTGTGAGAACCGCCAGTGTAAGTGCCATAGACATATAGTTGAGTTGTTGTAGAGGGTGTTGCAGTTCCTATGTTTACACTTGCAGTTGTCCCGCCATTATAGTAAATATTCGCACTATCCAAAGTCCAAATAGCACTTGATAGCAAATTGACTCTACTGGTTCCCTTGTAAAACCACAGCGAGTAAACACCACTTACATTAGTATACCACAAGTCACCAGACTTTGGAGATGTTGGATCAGTTATGCCAGCAGTTAGATTTAACGAAGCACCTCCAGCTGTAGCAGCAGCAATAGTAAGCCACGCACTACTTTGCCCCGTTCCTCCAACCTCAACACCAATTCCAGTGCAATTATTGCTTGAATAATAAATTAAACTTGTTTTCAATCCATCAGTAGTATGGTAGAAAGGAATTCTGCCTGCTGTTATTGTAGATACTAGTACTTTATTTCCAGTCAGATTGCCAGAGAATGTAGCGGCAGCGCCAAGAACTGTGCCAGTGAAGGTAGGAGAGGCGAGATTTGCTTTAAGTTCAAGTGCGGTCACCACAGTTGTACAGTTTGGAGCCTTGGTTGCGTCATTTACTATTGGAGTTACACTTGATATTAAATCAGTTTTCGCAGTTGCGGCAAGATATCCAACCACAGTGCAAGTTAAAGTTCTATTTGTTGTAAGATCTCCACCACCACTCATCCCAGTTCCGGCAATTATACTTACAGCAGAATGATCTATATGCTTATTTGCCAAGAAATTCAATAATAGATCATGATTTACTCCACCAGGTAAGACATTTGCGGTTAGTAACTGAGTTGATAAGACCAAATCAACTGATGCTGTATCAGAGACTGTTACTGCAGGGTGTGTGATAGGAACTCCCCATGTTGGTGCGCTGCCAGGAGAGCTATTTATGAGTGAATATCCAGTTACTCCACCTGTTGTAGCTGGTACATGTAGGTTTCCATCAGTAGTTGGATGGACATAGTTATTTGCACCAGTGGCAATACCCGCAAGTTTTGTCGCTTGTGTACTGGACATATATCCACTTTGTCCGGTTTGGGCAAGTGGGATTTCAATGTTAGGAGTTGTACCACCAGAAGAGATAAGTGGACTTGTGGCAGTCACAGCAGTTATAGTTCCACCACCAGTAGCTGGTGTTTGCCAACTTAGTGTGCTTGCTCCAGCAGTTAATACTTGCCCACTTGCGCCCTTTGATAAAATTGCTGCAGTGTCATTGCCAGTACCAACAACAAGATCACCAGCAGCAGCCCAAGCACCATCAGCAGTCACACCAACTGAACCAATCAACGTTCTCAATTGAGTAGCAGTTAGTGCGCTCGGATCACCCTCGCTTCCACTCACATTTCCAATAACAGTTCCATCAGCAATATTTTGAATCTTAGCCATTGTGACAGAGTTATCAGCAATAGCAAGCGATCCAGTTATCATCACATAGCCAACATCATCACCGCCCCATAGATAGACATACATCGTATCAAGTGCTACATAGTATGTATGTGTATTTCCTGGAATTGGAAAGGAAGAACCAGTATTATAAGAAACAACTTCATAAGACATTGGAGGAAGTTGATCCTCAGGTACTAATCCACCAACAAGATCAGCTTTAGTTGTCAAAGCCACTGTCACAGCAGATGAGATAGGCTTGTCTACATCAGAAGTATTGTCAACAAAATCAAGGGATAGATCAGCTTTGGTAACTTCATGTGGATTGCCAGTTAGCAGTAGTGAATGATCATAGGCAATTTTGCCCTTATCACCATAATAAGCATTATCAGAGTCATTGCCAAGTTCGAGAAGTGAAGAAGCTGGGAGTTGTGATGCGGGAACTTTACCATCCACCAAGTCAGCTTTCAGATCCAAGATAGTTTGTGTTGCAGTTGATATTGGCTTATTTGCATCAGAGGTGTTGTCTACATTTCCAAGTCCAACATCATTTTTGGTAATTGCACTTGACACAAAGTTAGTACCGTCACCACGAAGTACATTACCACTTGTTGCCGCAGCACCAGCTACTTTAAAACCACTAGTTGCATTTACAGTTCCAGTGAAAGATGCAGAGCTTGAAATAGTCTGGTTATTTATAGTGCCACAAGTTACATTTCCACTCGCATCAATTATAAGCTCTGTCCCATTAGCACCAGCACCAATAGTTCCAACTACAGTTAACTTTGTTCCTGGATCAATAGTTCCAATACCAACATTACCAGCAACTCTGCAAGCATTATCACCATAAAGAGTCCAAGCACCATCACCACCACTATTTTCTCGGCTAACCCATAGCGCGGCTCCCATAGTATTGTCAACCAGCATATAGCAAATGTCAGTTGTTTTATTAAGCCACACAGTAGGAACATCATATTGGTAGTCATTAACAGTAGGAGCTTCATATTTTATGATTGTGGGAGCGAAGAATGTTTTCCAAGGCTTGTGGATGTACATAGTAGCATTGCCCTCTTTGTTTAATTTTTGAACATAGCATTAGCCATTCACTACTATGGCCTCTTCCACTTCGCCAGCGGCGAGCATTGCCCTTTGTTTGATACGCTCGATTTCATTAGCATCATAAAAGGTGTGCACATTTTCACTCTGCATTTTCTTTACTGCCCCAAATCCAGCACGATCCAACAAGCTCTCAGCCACCTTGCTGCGCAATCCGATAGTTGCTTGACGACCTTCTCCCTCATTTTCAACAATATTTTTCAATAGTTTTAGGGCGCGAGGTGCAACTTCCAGAATATCCCTTGAAATGTCAACAGTTTGAGCATCACGAGAAGCACGCATTAGTGAGAGGCGATCTTGAACGACTTGGGAGTTTTTGATTTTTGATACTTGGCAATCAGTAATATTGAGCTTTGTGGCAATATCCGTTTGCTTCATCCCCAGCAACAGCATCCTTATGACTTCATGATGTAGGTCCCACAGCTGGCCTACTTGCCATTGCTTTTTGCTTAACACAGGCCCAAATCGCTGGTCATTACGATAAGGATTTGTGTAACGCTCAGATTGTTCTTTTGTTAGTGTAGCCATGCAAATGTACCTTTTGGTTGTGAAGATTTTAAAATCACATTACAACATTTTCACCTCCTTGTCAACCCATTTTTTCCCACAATTCCCATACTATGATTGCGCAGAATTTCCCGCCAAGCCACCTTAATCGCGCAAAACTGGTTGCGCTATACCTTTGGTCGCAATCTTAGCCACTACCGCTGTCGCAATCTGCATAGTGCCGCTACCGCTATCAGAGTCGCTATCTGACCTGACTCGCTACGCTCGGGCAACATAGCAAATTCCTCACTATGTTCGTGGTTAGTGTGGTTGGCGGGTTGGCGGGTTTGATGTTGGGTGAAATTGTTTGTGGAAATGGCCATTGTTGGGCGCCAAATGACCGCCATGATGATTTCACCAATGGGTGTGTTGGATTGTATGGGTTGTGATTTGTGCGCCGTAGGCGCTCAACACGTTAATTGTGGGTAATTGTGGGAATTCAAAACTACATATATTTCCTATCAAAGGCTATTGTCCGACCGAAGGGAGGATCATCCCCCTTTGGTTTTCCATGAGATCGGCTGTGGCTATGTTCATTTTTTGAACATAGTTCAGCCAGCAAATCAAATCATGATTGGCAGGGTGAAAGTTGACAAACCACTGGAATCATGTATTATGGAATCAACAAAGGACATGCAACAAGCGGGTCAGGGCAAGGGCCTTGACAACACAAGCCACCGTGTTATAGTGATGGCAAGTGAATGAAACGTACACGTTAGTACATTTGAACTTGACAAATGGCATTTTAGTATGACATGCACTACATCATGCTACCATGCCCAGTAGCGAGCTCTTTGACAACTTGAACTCCCAGCAAGCGGCTTACGCTTGGCAGGCGGGAACCCCGACACGGGTTGGCACTATGTGCCATTTAGGTTGGTGTTATCCATGAATGGCATGGGCAGTTAGTTAGGAGGAGGCACTATGCACATTATTTATGGGGATACATTGCGAGATATTGAAGGGCAGTTTGGTATTAGATTCACGGAGCGGGAGCTTTCGGCATGGCATAGTTTGAGTCATGATGAGTTGGTGACAGTGGTCAGGGCTCAGTTGAGGCTTAGGTTGGTGGGGTTAGAGCGAGCAGCTGAGCGATTGGCGGCAGTGATTGAGCATTACAATGGGGATGAGGAGTTAGCTATCATTCCACAGGTTCACTTGCGGGATGTGGAGCGACAGGTGGGACATATTAGAAGTTTATTATAACATTCACTCGCCCATGTTATTCATAGATAACATCAACCTTAGCCACTGGTCTTCATGTGAGCACTTCAACAACTTTGTTGTTTTACACCAGCATTCACATTCATAGGAGGTTCCACATGATTGCACCAGTTCAGACGATTAAAGTTTCTCAGATTAGTAATGGCACCACCACAGCTCAGGTTACAGCACAGGTGGAGTTCGATTTTACAGGTTACACTATGGTTGAGATGATGGAGCTCTTGAGTGGTGGACAGTCACCTAGAGTTACATGGCAGGCACAGTGCAGGTCGCTTAACAGGGATGATTTTTTGCGGTTAGGAGTTGGCATTCAGCGAGTGAACGTGAAGGGGCTTTATGCACCCTCAGGTAAGCGCACCACAGTTAGTGTTGAGACAGTTTTTTTGAGGATGACTCCAGACAGGCGAGACCAGTTCATTGCATGGGCGATGGAACATGTAGGTGATCCAGTTATGGCGCCACCAGCCAGTTCGGTTAAGCGTCCAGCTCAGACAGCAACTCCAGCAACTCCAGCACCAACACTTTCCCAGCCCATCTTGCAGCCCACAGTCACTATGAGTGATGTTTTAGATGGGGATGAGGATTAACACTTTATTTTTGAGCGCTTCAATTGGAGTGCTCACATGAGGGTCAGTGGCTTTGATTGCCCAAGGGCAATGATTTCCAGTTATTACTTATGCCGACACCACAACTTCGTTGTGCATAGGAGGTAGTTATGACACTTTTACATTTTTATATGCTTTCAGATGTTGGGATTTGCAGCAGGTTTACAGGTAGTGTTTTGGATACTCTGGCCAGTTGTTACAGTTTGGATTTCTATGAACGTATATGTGATATTGCGGATAGTTTGTTCTTTTAACCTTTTGTTGTCGGCATAGGTGATAGCTGGAGATTAGCAGTGATGGCGGGCAACTATGTTTACTTTTTGAACATAGGGCAGGGTACATTTGGTTGATTGCGTGATTGATGTCATGATTTCATGATTTATTGACTTCATCAATTGTTGTTTTTATCAATGATTTCAATGGTTTATACGGTTTTCCATGTTGTCATGATTTCATGATCTCAATCATGGGGGGTGCCCCATCCACCAGCCGTGAACATAGTTAGGTGGTAGTGGTGTTAGTTTCCTTT